TTTGAACCTGAATCAGCAGCTATAGTTAAACTTGAGCTTATTGAAGCTGTACTTGCTGCTGTTATTTGACCTTGTGCATTTACTGTTATAACTGGTATTGCTGTTGAAGATCCATAAGAATTCGCAGTTACACCTGTATTAGTAATTGATATATCATCTGCATTTGCTGTAATACCGGTGCCACCAACAACATTTAAAGTTACTGAGCCATTTGATCCGCCGCCTGTTAAACCTGCACCTGCTAAAACATCGGTAATATCTCCAGACATGTTTACAAAAGCAGAACCATTATAAAAATAAATTGATTTATCCCCTGTGCTAGAGTCATAATATATTTGACCCTCTACAGGAGAACTAGGCGCTGATCCTAAATTTTGAATTACAGCATTTTGCAATTCATTTTTATTTAGATTAATATCTGTTAAGTATGTGAGTGCCATATTTTTTAATTTACGTGTACTTTACCTATAAAAGAAGAGGTAAATGTTATTTTGAATGAGTTTTTATCTATATGTTGTATATCTCCAAAAACATGAGATCCTGCTGAGTCTACTATTGTTACTGATGGAAATTTTCCTAAATTATGTGAAATTGTTTCTGCAGTGTTAGCAGAAAAATTAATATTATTAGAAACAAAATTTTTATCTGTTTGACCTTTTGGTGAATAAGCTATTGCATAATGTTTATCTATTATTACGCTGCCATTGCCTTCTATAAAAGTAACATTAAATGTTGAATGAGTTGCTCCTTCTCCACCGCCTGTAATACTATTAACACTATATAAACCAAAATTATTTTGATTATCGGTTTGTGTAATTAGTATTCTTAAATCTAAAAAATAATTTAAATAAGTTTCAATATTTTGATCATTAGTATTAATATGCGAAAACACAAAATTTGTTATTGCTGAAAAAGCACTAACACCACCACCAGACTTATTAAATTCACCATTATCAGGCGTTGATCCTCCTTTAAATTTATATACTACTTGACCATTTACATTTATTAAACTAGAAGTATTTAAAAATCCAGCAATATCTTCTAGCTTAAAATTTTTAGTAGTACTACCACCTGAATCTGTACCAATAACTTTATCATTTTTAGATACGGTAGTGTCTAAATTGTAACTACTAATTTTTGCCATTTAGTTTTATTTTTTAAATATGCTTGTAACCTTTTCTCCACTACGCCCACCGAAATAGGCCAGAACAACGGCCATCATGACCTTTTCAAAAGTGTCATTCCATGTTTCACCTATGTGAAAGGGTATTGAATCTACACTATCAAGTAATCCTGCTAGTGAAAATATAACAATACACCACACTAAAACTAATGGGCGTACATTTTTTGAAAGCCATGAATCAGATGCAGAATCCGCCTGCCACCTTGAAGTGATAGATTCCATTTCTTTATTCTGTTGCTCGTATATTAATTGTTGTAATTTTATTTTATCGTCGTTACTAACATCTGATTTTCCGATTGCTGCTATAGCTTCTGCGGGTGACGTTACTCCCTTAAGTACGTTTCCTAATGCTGGGTTTACTATTGAAGCTGCACCAAATAAAAGTTTACCTACGGTGCTTTCTGCAAATGGTTTTTTATTTTTACTCATTAAGATATTAAATTTTTAATTTCTGTTTTTGTGTAAGGAGACTCTTGATGTAGCCAATCATCAAATAGTTGATTTGCTTTATTATGTATTTCTTCTGATCTTTGTTCTATACCTTGTGTTCTGCCAATTTCGTAAGAAACTAAAACAACAACAATAAGTACAAAACTTATTATAATTTTATTCATATTTAATTTTATTTATATTTAATTTTATCTAGGTATTACAGGTTGTTCCCTGTTATATTGGTCTTTATATAAAAACTGATAAGCCCTTCTGTATGGTCGTACAAATTCATCAATATTTGATATTGTGTTTTTTGCTCTTTCTAGCATTGCTTTACCAGTAGCATCTGAATCGCCGCTAATTGTAGTTTGAAAAGTACCGTCTTTTGTTTTAAATCTACCTAATGGAGAATCTCCCAGTGGTCTTGTTATTATATCTCTAACGCCTCTATATTGTCCTTGACCTGTAAATGTTTTATCTCCAAATCTTTCTTCGTCTGTTCTATCAATTCTATATAAAATTTGATCAATATTTTCATTACTCATATCGCTACCTTTAAGAAATATTCCCTGACTTGCTAGAAAACCTAAATCTCCTTCTGGCTCTTCACCCTCGGTTAAGCCTGTTTTACCAAATTTATTTTTTATTTCTACATTTACAAAATTAGTAAAATCTTGTTCGTCCATATTCATAAATCCTCCTTTATCCCTAACGAATGCGGCCCCTGGATTAAATGGACCCACTTTTTCCATTTGCATAACTCTTGCTATTTGCTCAGAATTTTTACTAATTTTCGGATATTCTTTTGAAAATTTTTTGCCGGTACTAGCTTCATAATTTTGTATTAAAACAGCCGGAGGTACTTTAGATAAACTTTCTAAATTCATTCCAGCTAATTCATAGTTTGAAGAATATGCAGGATCTTCTATTCCAATGTTTTTAATACCAACTTTTGGCGGCTCTTCTGTTCCGGAAAGACTTAATGCGTTTGCCACTTGTTTTGCATTCATCGCTTTTACAGGTGGATCTTCTTTTTTCGGGTCGTTTATATTAGGGTTTACTTTTGCTAGTAATGCTCCTGAATTTTTACCAAATACACTCATTATTTTTTTAATTTAAATTCTTTATTATAAGGTACTAAATTATTTAAAGCTTGTCTTCTAGCTTCACACCCGCAAGGTATATTTAAACCTTTAGATACTTTGTTTACCATTGTTTTTATACCGGTTGCTGTAGTAAATTTATGTATACTATCTCCTAGTCCTCTTGATTTCATATTAACAATTCCATTTTCTTCTGGCAGCTTTACCTCTTTCGCTTGTCCAGCTACGAGATCTAGCGCAAAATGCTTTTCTCCTTTTATATGCTTTACTACCTTTCTTTAATTTAGAAGGTGGTGTCGTTACCGCTGTTTTTAGTTTACTTCCAGGGTTATCTCTTCTATATTTAGCAACGCCTTTAGCAGTCATACCGCCGCCGGCTTTTTTACCTCTGCCTTTACCTTTTTTTATCTTAGCATAATATCCTAGAGATTTTTTTCTTGAAGGAGCATTTTTTCTTGCCATGATTATTTTTTCTTTTTCGTGCCTTTTTTTCTTCTTAATTTTTTAAAATCGGCACCCGTAATTTTATTAAACGGCTTAGCCATTCTAGCTATAATTAATTGCTTTGCTGTGAGTTTTTTTGCCATTTTACTATTTTCTGCTTTTTTTAGCTTTTTTAACTTTTTTCTTTTTCATGACTTTTTTAGTCATTGGTGATTTTTTTCCGTAGGGCATAACTATTTTCTTTTTTTACGTTTAACTTTTCTTTTTCTTTTTGCTTTTTGTTTTTGTTCATTTCTTGAAGCCCAAACTGCTTTGCGTTGGGCCGCACTTATATAAGGCATAATTATTTATTTTGTAATCTGTTTAATCTTTTTTGCATTCTAACAGATTTTGACATATTCCCGCCTCTAAGGCCAATAAAATTTTGTTTATTAGAATCTTTAGCTTGTTGAAGTTTCATTTGTGTTTTAGCAATTCTTCGCGCTTTACGTGGAGATGCGCTTTTGCTTTCTAAATCTACTTGTTTAAATTGAGTTGGTCCAAATGAAGCTGGTTGGAAATAAGTATTAGGGCTAAAAGAATTTGTTAACCCCATTCTTTGAGAATCCATTGCATTAAAAGGGCCGGGAGTATCAATTTCTTTGCTGCCCACGCCGCCCATGTTGTAGTGATTTGGCATAATTTTAATTTTTATCTGTGTTTATCTTTAATCATATCATCTATAGCTTTATTATAAACTTTATCAGTATATGATTTATTATTATAAAATATACTACGCTCGCTAGTAGGTAAATCCTCTTCAGCAAGCATTATTCTATATATACGAGATATAAGTTGACTACATTTGAATGATGTTTTGTATATACTATATTTTATAGTTGTTCTATTTCTGTGGCGCCATACTTCAATCCAACCTTGTCTTCTTAATCTTTCCCACCGGTTTTTATCCCAGCTATAAGTATAAGTGCCTTCAATAAATTCATTACGTGTAAATCTATTTTTACAATCTAAATATATTAAAAGTTCAAGATCTGAATCACTTAGGCTATAAGTTTTACAGGCCCATTTACGAATGAGCCTATAGTATTTTAATAAATTTAATTCTTTTATGTCGGTAGCAGTTAGTCTCATTCAACCAATACTATATCGCCTAATTTTAAAACATAGTATAAATGTTCATTTAATTCTATACCATGCCCTGCATGCTTGTCATAATGAATTATATCATTTTTTTTAAGCATATCTGCCATAGGCCCGGATGATACTACTTTACCTTTTAAATACCTTACGTCTTTATTTTGATCTTCCGTAAGTTCTAACCCACCTATCTTTTTAGGTGGCTCTTTTATTTTTTCAACAATTACGTAATAACTAAGCGCTTCCATTTATCACTCTTACATTATTAATTACACAATCGGCTGAAAATATGGTATTCACAACGCTAACTGCATTTTTTAATGCTGTTTTAGTTACAAGAACTGGATCTATGATTCCAGCTTCAACCATATTTATTTCTTTATTATTTACAACATCTATTCCAACGCCTGGTTTACCAGACTCATAATGTTCTAATGCTGCATTATCGAGTATTGCTGCATAAGGGGAGCATATAGCTTTTAACAATATTTCTTCACCTTCGTTTTCAGGAGCAATAAAATGTGCTGCATCTAATAATGCAACACCCCCGCCTGGAACAATCCCTTCTTGCAGTGCGGCTTTAGTTGCATATATAGCGTCTTCAACTCTGTCTTTCTTTTCTTTCATTTCAACTTTTGAGTCCGCTCCAACTTTTATCATCGCTACTTTACCGTTTAGCATAGCTAACCGTTCTTGCAGCTTCTTCTTAAAGTATGGATTTTTTTCTTCAGCAACTTTATTTTCAACTATATTTATACGTTCTTGTAATATTGTATTTTGACTAGTTATTTGTAAAACAGTGTTAGTATCATCGGTAATAGATTTTTTACATTCACCTAAAACATTTGGTTCAATTAAATCTAAATCATCGCCAAGTTCTTCATTTATAACTATAGCACCTGTTAATATAGCTAAGTCCTCAATTGTTTCTTGTTTAGTTGGGCCAAAGCCAGGTAAATCTATAATATTTACTTTTATATTACCTTTAACTTTATTTGCTAATAAAGCTGCTTTTGGCTGCTGTTCTACATTTGCAACAATTAATAAACTTCTTTTTTGTTTTATAACAAACTCTAATACTTTTTGTATTTTACGAATATTAGATATAGGTGATGAAACTATTAATACATAAGGATTATGCAATTCAGCTTTACCTTTATCTTTATCAGTTGCAAGATAGGGTGATGTTAAGCCACAGCTTATTCTTGTTCCTTCAACAAATACTACATGTGTTTCGTGTGTATCTGATTCTTCCATAAGAACAACACCGTCTTTACCAACTTTTGAATATGCTTCTGCTATTATAGCACCTAGCTCTTTATCGTTATTACAGCTAATAGTACTTACATTATGTAACATTTTTTTAGTTACTTTTATAGCTTTATTATCTAAATACTTAATTACTTTATTAGTAGCAGTAGTTATGCCTTCTTTAATAGGTCTTACGCTCTGAGCATATTTTTTTTCGTTTGCTAAATGTAATAGTGATTGAGCAAGCACAGTAGCTGTAGTAGTACCGTCGCCTGCTTCTTTCACTGTATTTCTAGCTGCTTCTTTTATTAAAGTTGCACCTATATTTTCAACCGGATCATATAAGACTACGGATTCAGCTACCGTTACACCGTCTTTTGTAATCACCGGTTTACCTAATGCATCTTCATATATGACACATTTACCTGAAGCACCTAGGGTTGACTTCACTGCGTTAGCAAGTTTATCAACCCCGTGCATTATCTTTTCTTTAGCTTCTGCCCCGAAAGACAGATTCTTAACTATCTCACTCGGATTATTATATTCCATTTAATTAAATTTATTAAAGTGGTTACTTAAATGTTTTTACAACTTTAGGCCCTTTGGAGAACTCTAATCTTTTATTGTAATGTTCGATACTTGCATCGATTGCATTTTCTGCGGATTCAATGGTTTCTCTTCTGGTTATATCTGTCCATTCGCCACTTGGCTCGCCATCAGCATTTAAGCTTTGGCATTCAGTTTGGTAATAGCCATTTGGTAGTTGTACAATTCTCCAGTTTTTTTTGTCTGCGAAAAATTCCCAAGTTTTTTTGGTTTCTTCGGATATTCCTTGGTTACTATTATTCGCCCAGGAATAGGTTTTGTAATAAAATGTCATGGTTTTGGTTTTATTATATTTATATAATTACATGATTGTAAATTATTTTAATTAACTACAGTTGTCTACAGAAACAACTACCCCCGCGTTACCAAATATTGTAAATCTTGTATTATTATCTAATCTATATACTCCACTTGATAAAACATTATTCCCAGCAGAATCTGTATATACTTTATCATTAGCAACTGGTCTAGCCCCGGAGCCATCATGATGATATGTTTGATTTAATGTTTGGCTACATGACTCTAGACCCGTCTCTGCTTGCGCTGATGTAAAACTAGTTAATGTTGAACAATCCTGGTCGTAACCGTAAAAATCAGACATTCTATAAGGTGTTGCTACTGGCATAATTTATATATTTACAATTTGTCCTCGATCTGTTATTTGGCCTTGACTATTAACTTCTATTAATTGAACTTTTTGGCCCGCGCCTGCTATTGTATTAGTATTAGAATTTCCGTCCTGTCTTCCGAATACTATTCCAGGTATTGGAGTTGTTAATGATGAATTACTAAATAAAACATCACCCACTGCTAAATTAGCCGCAGCTCCTATATTAGCGTTATAAAAAGCTGTACCAGAAAAGCTACCCATTTCGTCTACAAAGTTTGGAAGTTGTGCAGAAGTCCTATTTGCTGGATTTGGTAAACAACCAGTATTAACAGCAGGATAGTTATCTCCAGAAGTTACAGCGCCTCCCGTATTTCCACCATTTACTAAATTATACATAGATATAGGGCCAGACACATTGCCACTACCGTAGGTACTGTTTAATCTTTCTTGTGCAATATCTTGCATAGATAATGATCCTGAATTTGGTACTGCCATAATTATTTAATAAATGCTATTGCTGTATATCTATTTTTATTACTAGTGTTTTCTATAGCGTGAAATATTGGTGGTTTTGTTCGCAATATATGAAAAACACCTTTATTTTTTTTATTTGGGCCTTTGCAAAGAAATTTTTTTTCTACATCATAAAACATAGTTGAATCTATATTATTAGTTAGATTAAACATAAGAAAAGCTTTATGGTGAGGAGCATCTTCGTGCGGAAATAATTTAAAACCTGGTATATCCTTGAATATTTTAATATCTATTTCTTTATGTTCGGGTACTTTTTCTTTTATAAAATTAATATTTAAAGAATTTTTTATTTTTTTTAACAATAAAATATTTTTATTTTCAAATCTTGTAGATAAACCCCCAAATAAACTGCCGTCTTGTAATTTATAATCTAAATTTTCTGCATCTATACCTAAATCTAGCATTTCTATTTCCCATGCTAACACATCTGGATGCAATTTATTTTTTACAATCATTATTATTCTTTCTTAGTTCCTTTTCCTCTGTTACCTCTGTTCTTTTTTACGCTTGTAAACCTACCTGTTTTGTGATCATAGTCTTTTCCTCTCAAATTTACACCTTTTTTCTTAGCCGCACGTCTTTTTCTTTGATTTTCCGCTTTTTTTCTTCTACGATTAGCAGTCATTGCATACTTTTTGTCTCGCTTTAGCTTAGCGGCTTTTGCTTTTTTACTTAGTTTTTGTGCCATATAAATATTATCACTTAAAAAACAAAATTATTAATAGCATGACACTAGCCTGTTACTAATTATATTAATATACCTTATGTCACATAAAAATGTTGTAAGAAATATAGAGGTTATGGGTTGTCCATTAATATACGTGTTTAGCTTGTATAACAAAAACGCTTATTTTTACCCCACCGGGGCCTTTTTTAGCCGGTTTGCCGCAAAGTTTTTGGCTTTTGCCGGCGGCCTGGCCTGATTATCCGCCGTCTGGCTGCCCGTGCTCGGCTATCCGTACCAGCCAATTACGTATAGCAAAACGGACTTAACACGTGGTACTTTGGATAATATAAGTGAATATAAAATTATGAATATAAATTTAAATAGGTTGAGAGAAGAAATGAGAGTCGATATGATTCAGTCCAACCCTGAGTTATCTCATGAAGAAATTGTCGAAGTATTAGACGAAGTGTTTAATGTTGGGAAAGATTACATTGATAATCTTACGAAGTAAATACGTTCTCTAATGGATAATAAAGTAAATAAATATAATTTAATAATAATGAAAAATACTCAATTAAATAAAGCAATAGCTAAATTAAGTAAGAAAGAATTAAAAGAAATCTTTCCACCAATAACTAGAAAGAACTTTGTAGTAAGAAAGTCTTGGCTAGGTAGAAATCAAATCATAACATTTGTAAATAATAAAAATCAAAAAGTTACTTACAACCATGATGAAGTATTAAAAATCATGTTACCTAAACTAAGCATTATGCCATGCTGGCTTAAGAGAGGCTACTGGTCTCAATCGACTGACATGCCATCTAATACTAGAGAATGTATAATCGAAAGAGTAGACCTTCAAACTAAATGAGAAGGTTTACTCACTACGTCTTGCTCTCATGCGCATTTACCCTGGGAGCAATGGCGTTCACTGGAATAGGATATATGATATTCTTACTAGTGACTGGACAAATAGCAGATGTTCATATTGCTTGCGCAATCTGCGATTAATCTTAACTAAGAACGAGTTTGAAGCTATAGCCTGCAAAGACAGGGTTCATCTGAAAAGATATATAAGCGAGGTATAAAGTGACGTTAAGAGCTGAGACCCAAAGGCAAGATATGCGGAAAGCATCACTCGGCACCGGAGGGTTTCGGTGTATAGCAAATGTATAGCATTGCGTATAGCATTCGGTGGATGCGGTATAAAGAGAATACGGAGTTTTTAATGTATAGCATGTACAGCAAAAATCGCGCCGGAATTCTCACCGTATGACGTATTGTCATATAAAGTTATTAACGTGACGTATTGTCAGTAGGTAAATAGTGTGACAAAAGCTACCTATTATTCTATATTATGTAGTAAATGTCACTATTTTTAACTATACTTACTACGAGACTTAGTATAATACTATATTTCCTTTTTATACTATTAAACAAAGTAACTACTTTTATACATACTGAATACGTAAAGTAAAGGATAATATAATAAATTAGAAATATGAATATAAAACACTTAATAAATAAGGAAATTGAAAACCATACTGACTTAGAGTATTGGGGAACAGAGGAAAATATAAATAATGAAAATATTATATTTGACTATGTATTAGATAATAATATAGTAAATCAAGATTGGTTTGACACTAAATTAAAATATACTAGTCCAGAGTTATTAGAGGAATTATTAAAAGTTGTAAAGTTTTTTGAAGCTCACCAACTAAGTAATGAAGAAATGAAAGATAAAGAATATATGGAAAGTTTACTTGAAAATTATAATGAAAATAAATAAATTCGAATAATGGAAAAAAAATATATAAAATTAAGTATAGATGGGTGGTATACCCAGGACGAAGAGTATGCAAAGAAATTTAATAACTCTTTAGTAAACAACGAAAGTATATACCATGAGATTGCAAAAAACTATATAATCTCAATGAATATAAAATACGGTGGTTTAGCTATGGTATCATTAGATGATTTCCTATGCGAATATGGCGATGATTTAAAATATGAGGATTTAAAGCTCGGTGAATCAATATTAAGATTATTTGATTTACGAACTTAATACGAAATCTAAAGGATAATATAAGTGAATTTAAAAATTAAAATATGAATTTATCTTACCACATATACTACAATAAAGAATTTAAAATCTATGACTTAGTAATTAAAAAAGACAACAAGCCTTTTTCTAACTACCATATTCATAACAAAAAAGATTTGATTAAATTAATTAACAATAAAAACTATGACTACGAGTCAGATAAATATAGTGCTTATGAAATTAAATAAAGTAAATAACATGAAAGAGCTTTTAGAGTATGTAGCTAACAAACAGAAAAAACAAACTCACGACCACTACGAAATAGTGAAAGTATATGGTCCTTGCAAAGGCATGGGTAATAGAAGATATAAAGTACCACAAAAAAGTACTTTTAGAAAAGGTAAAAGCTATGCTTATAATAAGAAATGGACGTACACGAACTAAATACGACTAGTATTGGATAATATAATAAATTAAATTAAATAATAATGAGTAGATTAAAAACACTTTATGATAGACTTAATACTAATTTAAAGTCTGAATTGCAAGCTAGCGCTAGAAAATATGACACAGCTAAGAGATTAAAGTATAAACTCATGAGTAGTACATTATGGTATGATTTATCAGTTGATGATATTAGCCAGTTAATGAGTTATTCAGGACTATATACAAATGAAGTAACTGCTAGTGATGTACTATATGGCACTAGATTTATTAAACAAGATAAATAAGAGGAGCGCACTAAATTGGTAAGCCGGAATCCCAGTCCTCTTGCGTGTTATGGTAAATATCAAAAGCGTACACAAGGAATAAATGAGTGTATGTGCATTAAAAGTTCTGATGTAGGATAATGAGGTTCGAATCCTCAGCACGCGCTAAAAATTAAGAATATGAAGAAATTTAAAGATACTAAATTTAAAGAACTAGAAGCTAAAGGTTTAATCAGTGAAAAGCTTAAACAAATTGATACCTTTGAAGCTAAGTATTCACCGTGCACCGAATCAAAAGCAATGAGAAAATGGTGTACTGATTATGAATATCGTAAAAGAGAATGGCAATTTAGAAATAGCGTTGCCGAATATGCAAAGTATAACGCACATAAAGCATTTATGAAATGAATAATTTAACAGATTATATGGCAGTCGGATTAGCCGAAGGCTTTGAAAAAGGTACTGAAGACCAAGTAATTGAAGCTTGGCAGTACCTACACGACACAGGTTTAGCTTACAAACTACAAGGTTGGTTTGGTAGGACAGCTCAACGATTAATAGAACAAGGAATTATAAATGAATAATGAGAAAATTTGATAGATATAAAGAAAACTTAAGGCAAGTAGGTAATGAGATATATTCTTATTCTACAAACGTCGCAACAATTGAATACCCAAATTTAATACAACACGGTTGGTGGAGTGTTACAACTCAGAAACATATCAACTATGTTGCAAAAGAATTAGGTTTAACAATTAAAAAACCATATTTAGATGAGTAAAATGAAAGAACTAGAACACATTGCGGATTGCGTAGTAGATGTATTAGAAGAACATTTAGAACATAATATCGCTTGGGCGGTAGATGACACAATTGTAGATGGATTAGAGCACGACGAATTTGCCGATGCTATACATTATATCCGCAAAGCTGTAGTGCACAAACTAAATACGAAATACAATGGATAATATAATTGTATGAAATGTAAATGTCAAAATATAATTCCGCCAGGTCGAGTAGCACTAGGTTACAATATATGTGTCAAGTGTAGTACCACACAACAATACAGCTATGTACCTATAATAGCTAACAAGCAAGTACTCGAAGTACAAATTGTGTCACCCGAAGTAAGTGCTAGCGTGCACAAGGCTTGGCGAAGAAAATAAAGGTGAAAAAGAAATAGGAGGCAATTTAAGAGCTGAGACCATTTGTCACACTAACTTTTTCATACAGGTGAGGTTTAAGGTTGGAAGACTAAAACGTCGTACCCACAAATGCGTGGTCGTTGGCGTTGAAGTAAGAAAGACAGTATAAACAGAGAAATCGTACGCCATTCCAGTGCTGTCCGCCTCACCTTTTATATAGACATGATATGGTATTAAAGAGATAACACTAATGTATGCTGGAACAGTTAAGACACACGCTATCGTATAAGAACTCTTACGCAGGTTCGACTCCTGCCATGTCTTCTAAATTAAAATTATGAAATACTTATTTATACTAGATTTTACAGACGGTAAAGTTTACAGATACAATATGAAAGACATGTGCCAGCTGTTAAACCTGACTGATTCTCATCGTGTATGGTCTTTTCCAGATGACTTTGAAGATTTTATAGTTACTGAAGGTTTTTCACTCAGTAACGTAGAATGGATGGCAACTAACAGCGGTAAACTCTATACATATATGGACACAGACTAAACACGAAGTAATCTGGATAATATAATTGTATGAAAAAAAAATGTAACAAATGATATATAATAGTAATTTAAAAAATAAAGCCTACGATAAAATTTACTCTAAAATACAAACAGTAAATAATGAAATTAAAGCTGATGAGTACGATATTAAAAACGGTTTAGTGACTAAATTTGTACCTAAAGAGCTGCATATCAGTGCTTTAAACTTTAAGAAAAAAGAAAAAAAAATATATAAATACATACTTAAATTAATTAAAAATTATGGATAAATTTAACTACGATGATGTCGTTCAAGCTTTAGAGGCCGACGGCATAATGCAAGAACCTGATGCGCCTTGGCTTCTTGAATATATACTTCAAGAGCATGGAGGCGAATTAGATACCACTAGTGATTGGGCTAGAGGTTACGAAAGACTGCTAGTATACTCTGAGTCTACTGCAGATAGCTATGATGTATATGTGTGTACAGACAACCATAATGGACCATCAGATTTTAGTAACGACGTATACTACTATGAAGACCATGAAGCTTGGTCTGAAAGAGTTCTTGACACCTTATTTCAAGGTTGCAATGTGTGGGTTGACAGTCACATTTGGGACGATATGGAATATGATTTCAATATCGTATTAGAGGAAGCTTGGATTGACATATACGAAGGCTTGCATGCGGACAAAGTATGCGAAATGGAATCCGACGGCGGAGAATATATTGAAGAAGAATAATATGGCAACTAGAAATTTAACAATGGTAGTCGATAGATATCACTACGAAGACTTTACAGAAAGAATGATGGACATTACTCCACATTCTATGCAAGAATACAGCAGGGTTAATATGTACTTACACCATGATGGTTATCCAGAGTGGCAAGGCGTACAATTAGCAAACTGGGTGCTTGCAAATAATAGACAAGATGGGGCAGCAATGGCGGCAAAGCTAGTGCACGATATGTATTATAGTAGTTGCTATTTATATAATAGCCCTGACCAGATAGACCATCAATATACTTATATAGTATTTACAGATGATACTGACCCATTAATATATTGTTACGACCAATATACAGATAAAGAAGTATTTTGTTTAGAACCTAAAGATGTTATTAAAGAATATTTTGATAATATGGAATACACTAATTTTGCAGGTGGTGAAATTAGAAATGCACAGGAAAAACAAGAGTTTGATACTATAAGAACAAGCTAAATACGTAAAAACATGGATAATATAAACATGAATGAAGAGCAATACAAAGCTTTATATAATAAAATTAAAATAGATTTATATAATGAATTTATTAATCCTGAAACAGCTACTTATGGACTTGATGTCATACGACAACAGGAAGTTAAGGATAATAAACCTGATATTGCATATTTTAATGTCCCCCTTGAACAGCAAATTATATGGGACGAAATAAAACAGCTTGAAGTAGTAATGAAAAAATACGAGGATGACGAAGAATACGAAAAAGCTGGATTCATAAAAAAAAGAATTGAAAATCTTAAAAAACAATTATGAATATATTTTATTTACACGAAGACCCACGCTTGGCGGCTAGTTATGTATACGATAAGCATAAAGTAAAAATGATTTTAGAATCAGCTCAAATGCTTTGCACTGCACATAGATATTATGGGAATGAAAATGTCCCCTATAAGACTGCACATTTAAACCATCCGTCAAGTATTTGGGTTAGAGAAAATACACATCATTACTATTGGTTATACGAGCACATGCTAGCTTTAGGTAATGAATATACTAAACGATATGGCAAAAGGCATTTAACAATTACTAAATGTGCTGAGCCATTAATGAGGCACCCTGAGGGTATGCCAACTATAGAATATAAACAACCGCCTCAATGTATGCCAGACGAGTTCAAACGGTCTAATGCTATACATGGTTATTGGCGATATTATATTATTGATAAACGTAAAATTTGTAATAAAAATGAAATACCATATACTTTTAAAACAGTTCCGACAGATGTTATGGATATGTACTATAGTGGTGTTTGTAGCATTAACTAGCTCCATAGCTACTATGATATGGTGCATTGGGCTACCAGCAGACGAACATATACAGATAACAAACCGATACCTTAACTGGCCGGAAAAAGAGTGCTATTCAGCAACAGATTTAGAAATGATAATAGAAGGACCATAATGAGTAAACAAAAAAAACATATTCAACATCAAATAAAGGTAAACCTTTTTGGTTTGAAAGATAAAATAAAACAGCTCAGAAAGCGAAGAGCGACAAGAGCTAATAAATAATATTTAGTAATAAGCTAATGTCACAGGAAAGAAATATGAAGTGGCTTAATAATAATAGGGTTATATATAGAAGAAATCCCATTACGGATGTGCCAACCGAAAGTACTGATCTATATGATTATTACGCAGAAGGTACGTTTGAATGTTATAGTTTATTTAGAAGTAAAGCAAAAATAACAACATACAAATCTTTAAAATGGCACTTGCTAGTTATACATTATTTAAATTATGATGGCAATCCGCATCCGTATCAGTGGTTTAGCAAAGTAGCTAGGTTTATTGCTGATAAAGAAAATGGATTTGTAACATTTTATATTAAATGGAAAATACTAGAACAAATGATATTAGATGTGATACTACAAGGAGATACGCCACCTCGTAATAGAATACGTAAGGTTATATTTAAAGAAAAAGCAAGATTATTAACTTTAAGCGAAAAGCTAAGTATAGTTGGTAAATTAATAGGAAAAAGTAAAAGAGTAACTCAAGAAGATATTTATGAGTGTATGATTGATTTAAATAGTAATAATAAAAAAATTACTATATCTAAGTTAGCAGACATGTTGAAATGCACAACAAGAACTATACATAGAAATATGGGAAACCAATTAAAAGCAGAAAAAGAATATTTAAATAAGGAATATGAAAAAATACAATATAGCTAATTATATTAGATATAAGAAAGAAATTGAGGAAGTTTTAAAAAGAACTAGAAAACCTGAAAACGGTGATTACACTATATTAACAGATGAAGAAATAAAAATTAATTTTCTTCCTTTAGTAATAACTTTAGCACATAGGCAATCAACATCAGACCAAGCATCCGGTGTATTAAGTATACTAGACTTGTTTCAAGAAGGTAATGCTGGATTATGTGCTGCAGTTAATAAATTAGATAGAGCTGTTTTAAGCGAGTCTGAGGACCAAGAAAAAACTTTAAAATCATTTCTATCAAAAAGAATTAAAGGCGCGATACGAAGAGCTGTAGATATTAATAGAGCTGACGTACGCATACCTGAACATAAATTAAATGAGATTAGGCGCAATCCAAAAGATGAAAAAATGGTAGCAATGTTTTTTAATAGCGTTTTTGCTAGCATTGATGATAATCCTAATCAAGATGAAAATATGGCTTATCAAGTTGTAGATAAGTCAGAACCATATAATATTGCTTTATTAAATGCTTATTTATTACAATTAATGAAAAAACATTTAACAATGCAACAATATGAAGTCCTTAGGTTAAGCTTTGGGCTAGACTGTGATAAGCACTCTGCTAATGATATAGCGGAAAAATTAAATATAAATGTTAATACTGCTCATGTACGTATCTCACAAATAAAAAGAGATGCCATACAGGTATTAATAGATAATGTAGATAGTTCGCAAGTGCTTGATTACCTGTAAGTTACGGTATAAAATACCGTTTAAGTTTAATTAAAATTATGTAATTATATTATTATGACCATAAACCAAAAGTTAGCAACCATTCAAACAAAATTTAAATCGAAGAAGAGTAGATTTAATTCATTCGGCAAATATTACTTTCGCAGTGCCGAAGACATTCTCGAAGCAATTAAACCTTATCTATTAGAGATTGGAGTTGCAGTAACAATTAATGAAAAATTAATTGCCACTGATCCTATGCCTATAATTAAAACAACTGCAAAGTTGATTGATGAAAAAGGCATGGAAGTATCTGCTGTTGCAATAGTAGGTGTAGACCTAAATCAAAAAGGTATGCAAACACCGCAGCAGTTTGGTAGTGCGTCGAGTTATGCAAAAAAATATGCGTTAGGAAATCTATTATTAATAGATGATACACAAGATAGCGACGCTACAAATAATCATGGCAAAGCGCCTGTAAGTAAAGTTATGACAAAACAAAAACTTGCTGACGTACAAAAAGCAATTGATTATATAAAAGCAGGTGGAAAAATAGAAGCTATCAAAGCTAAATATGATTTAACTTCTGCACAAGAAAATAAATTATTACAAGCTTAATACGAATCAATTCGGATAATGAAAAAAGAAAAGGTTATTGAAAAGCTTAGAAACGATGAAGACTATTACGGAGATTTTGGTAAACAATATTTAAGTAATAGCGACATTAAAACTTTGCTTACTAACCCTTTAGCGCTTGGAGAACAATCTAAGCCTAGCCCAGCGTTTCTTGTTGGCGGATATTTTCACACCGCTATACTTGAACCGGATAAGTTGAAGAAATACCGAGTAATACCTTCGTCAACTAGAAACACTAAGGCTTATAAAGAAATGTCTGGCGGCGAGCTATGTTTATTACAGCATGAAGTTGACCAGATTGAATTGATGACTAATAAATTATTAAAGAACAATATATGTCGCGAGCTAATTCGTGGTATTGATGTTGAGTATGAAAAGCCGGGTATTGCAGAGCTTGAAGGAACAATGTGGAAAGGTAAAGCTGATATAGTAAATCACGATGATAAATTTGTGATTGACTTGAAGACTACTTCAGATATTAATTCTTTCAAGCGGTCTGCATACCGTTGGAATTACGATTCACAAGCATATATTTATAGTAAATTATTTGGTTATGAATTTATATTTATTGCTATTGATAAAAATACACATCAAATAGCAGTTATAGATTGTTCATCTGATTTTTATGAATCAGGCAAAGACAAAGTAAAGAGAGCGGTAGAAGCTTACGATTTATTCTACAAAACAGAAGGCTTTGAACCTTCACAATATTTTATTAATTTAACACTTTAATTTAATTCAAATGGCTAGAACTAAAAAAAGAACCTGTACAGTAACAGGAATGACTACAAGTACTAACAATTTTTATGGAAATCAAAATCACGTAAAAGCTGTTGATAACTTGAGAAGAGTAACTGGTGCAACAAAAGACCAGTTATCTAGAATGTTTAATCAATTACAAACATATTAATATGGCAAGTATTATAGCAACAAGTATTGACCTTACAAAAATACCGAAAGATAAAATTATTGACGGTGCAAAAGGAAAGTACTTACCTATTACTATTACTATCAATGATGAAGTTGATCAGTTTGGAAATCAAGGTCCTGTTATAGTTAGACAAACTAAAGAGGAAAGGGATGCTAAAACTGAAAAAGTTTATCTTGGTAATGTAAAAGTAGTATGGACGAATGGTGATAATGTAAATGTAGCACCTAGAGATGAAGCTACAGCTGCACCAGTACAAGCACAACCAGCTGATGATTTACCATTTTAAATAAATAATAAATGCAAACTGAGATTAACGGATTTTTAATTGATAATTTTAATCAATACGATCTAGAAGTTGGGAAAACACAGGGCATATGTCCTTTGTGTTCTCACACAAGAAAACCCGAAAATAAAAAAGCAAAATGTTCTTCTTATGATTGGGAAAGAGGTCTCGGTACATGCCACAATTGTAATACATCATTTCAACTACATACATATAAGCGTAAAGGTGGTGAAGATAAAATCTACACAAAACCTGAACAACCAGAATGGGATTCAGAAAGACCTGGTATGAATTTTGGTTTAGATGATAAAGTAGTTGACTGGTTTAAATCAAGAGGAATATCACGAGGAACTTTGATTGACTTAGGTGTTGGTCAAGGTTCCGAGTATATGCCTCAAACCGGCAAAGCCGAGAACACAATAAAGTTCAATTATTTTGTAGGAGGTGAATTAATTAATATTAAATACCGAGACGGAAGAAAGAACTTTAAATTATTTAAAGGGGCTGAAAAAGTTTTTTACAATATTGATAGTATTGTAGGATATGATTCTTGTGTTATCACAGAGGGTGAGATGGACACATTAGCGTTGCATGAAGCTGGAATAACTAATGTAGTATCTGTGCCAAACGGGGCTACATTAAATCATAATAATTTAGATTATTTAGATAACTGTATAGATTATTTTGAAGATAAAGAAAAAATAATATTAGCAGTTGATCAAGATGAAGCGGGTATAGCATTACAAAATGAATTAGTTAGAAGATTAGGGGCAGAAGTATGTTACTTAACTAATTTTGTAGATTGCAAAGACGCTAATGATTATTTACTTAAATATGGCAAAGAAGAGTTAATTAAAGCAATAAATGAGTGTAGACCTGTGCCTCTTGAAAATGTTACAACATTTAAAGATATAGAACATGAAGTTACAGACTTTGTACAAAATGGTTTCAAAAAAGGTTATCAAATTGGTTTGGATAATTTTGATAGTATTTTTAGTACATATACTGGTCAATTTATTACAGTTACTGGTATTCCTTCGTCTGGTAAATCAGATTTTGTAGACCAAATGTGTGTAGGTTATAATCAAAATTATGGCTGGAAAACAGCTTTTGCATCACCAGAAAATGCTCCAACATATTTACATGCCCATAAGCTAATGCGTAAAGTATGGCAAGATATGCCGAGAAAATCTGATATTGGTTCAGATAAATGGAAACAAGTTGCGGAACATGTTAACGATAACTTTTTCTTTATTGATATGGAACGTTATACTCTTGAAACAGTATTACGAAAAGGAGCTGAGCTTGTTAAACGTAAAGGTATTAAATGTTTAGTTATAGACCCTTTTAATAAAATAAGAGACGTAGATGCACATTCAGATGATGTTAATAGATATACTATGGATTATCTTACAAAGATTGAAAGCTTTGCTAAGAAATATGATGTATTGGTATTTATAGTAGCGCATCCAACTAAAATGTATAAAGATAGTAATGGTAAAATTGAAGAGCCAACTATGTACAATATCAAAGGTGGTGGCGAATGGTATGATGCAAGTTATCATGGTTTATTAGTTCATAGAGATTATCAAGAAAAAACTTGTAAGGTAAAAGTTTTAAAAGTTAAGTTTCAAAATTTAGGAGAGAATGGCGCTGAAGCACACTTTACTTGGGAGCCAAGGTCTGGATGTTTTGTTCCACATTATTTAGAAGCTATAGGTGAAGATGAGCCTATGCCTTGGGAAACATAATGTTTAGAAGAAAAGGAAAACCAATGCCATCATACTTTGCTTCAAATGAAGAAATGGAAGCGTGTTTATTTTGTAGAAGAAACAATATAAGAATATCTCCTATAGGTATAAAAAATGATTTAGACCACTGGAGAATAACAATTAATATTGGTCCATATAAAAAAGGTGAAAAGCCACATATATCGCCTAAAATATATGATAGAAAAAATATATGGCCAGAATATTATAAAATGTGTAAATATTATTATGACAAATATAGAAAGTGAATATAGAGCTTTATTAGCAAACTTATTAAATGCTCCTAAGAAAGAAGATAGAACAGGCGTTGGTACTACATCTTTATTTGGCAGGCAGATAGAGCATGATATGTCATTAGGCTTCCCGTTATTAGTTGGAAAGAAAATGTATTTTAATCATGCTGTAACTGAATTGTTATGGATATTAAATGGTAGAACAGACTTAGGTTATTTACATCAGAATGGTGTTCATTATTGGGATGATGATTATGAAAGATCTGGTAGACAAGACGGAAAGCTGGGCCCTGTATATGGCGCACAATGGCGTGACTTTAATGGTTATGACCAGCTTATGAATTTAATTTACGGCATGGTTATTGATCCTTATTCAAGGAGACATATTATAAATGCTTGGAGACCAGATAAGCTAAAAAACATGGTATTACCCCCATGTCATTATGCAATGCAAATAAATATAAATAGCAATGACACAATGGATTTAATGTGGATTCAACGTTCAGCTGATGTATTTTTAGGTTTACCTTATGATATTGCAATGTACGGTATATTACTAGAATTGCTTTGTGTTAATACACAATATAAACCTGGCAAACTAATAGGTCAGCTTGGTGATTGTCATTTATATAATAATCATCGTGATGCTGCAACAGAATATATATATAGAGAGGAAGCTTGGGATATTGAATTACCAAAATTAAAAATACATGGTAATGGTATTATATTTAAAGGAGGCCATAGAAGTAATCCTGGATTAGAAATACCTAAGAAAAAACAATTTGAATTAATTAATTATACCCCTTTATCTGCTATCAAAGCAAAATTAAACGTTGGAAAATAATGTATTATTTATATCACATTCCTGGTAAAAAAATTGGCGTAACACGTAATCTTAATAAAAGAGTTACGCAAGAGCAGGGCTATAAGCCTGACGAATACGAAGTTTTAGATTCTTCTAAAGATATTGATTATATATCAGAAAAAGAACTAGAACTTCAAAAGTATTTCGGATATAGAGTAGACCGTAAACCATATAAAAATTTATATAAAATGAAAATAAACGTAACCGAACAAACTACAACATTTCCTTGCCCATTAAATAAATTAAAAGGGCAGTTAATGGATAATTCAGAATTAACTTGGGAAACATCTTTTGGTAAAGTATTATTAGATACAAAGTTAATTCATTGGATTGTAAATAATGCTCATGAATCAATGTATAATACAAATAGATGTTATGTATACAATAAAGCTTTATGGGAAGCATTCACAAAAATAAATAGCTTAGAAAGCCTTATTTCTAAATTCAAACCTGGTACAACTGAAAAAATTAATCATCAGCTATCAGACTTAAAATTAAATCATTTTGATTTAATTAGAGATTGGGCTGCTGAAAGAGGTATATATGAAAAAGGTAATGCTCATACACAATATGTTAAGCTTCAGGAAGAAGCTGGCGAATTAGCAAAAGCTTTACTTAATAAAGATAAACCTGAAATTAAAGATGCTATTGGTGATACAGTTGTTGTGTTAACAAACCTAGCGTATCTTGAAGGATTTACCATAGAAGAATGTATTGAATCAGCTTATGCTGAAATATCAAATAGAAAAGGTAAAATAGTTAATGGAACATTTATAAAAGATGAATAGAGATAAAATAATCGAGCGAGTAATTAATAAGATTAAAAGCCGCTCAGACGTAGGTTACGCAAAATACAAAGTTACTTTGCATGACGATGACCAACCATTAGACGTTTGGTTAACACATATTCAAGAAGAATTAATGGATGCTGTAAATTATATTGAAAAAGCTAAAGCTGTTTTAACAGATGAAGTTGAAGAGATTGCTTTAAAAAGATTTTCAAGCGCCGACGATATTGAAGTTCATGAAGAAGAGATACTATAGAAAAAAAAGAGGTCCTGTAGTTTCTAAGAAAGTGATACATGATGGTATTACTTTTCAATCTAATTTAGAAAAATATATGTATTGCGCATTAAAAAAAGCAAACATAAAAGCAAGTTATGAAGGTGAAACATTTGTATTATTAAATGGTTTTCATTTTGATAATGAATGCTGGGAAAGACAATCAAATAGTAAAGGAGTATTTAAAAATAGAGGTGAGAAAAGAATCTTACCTATAAAATATACGCCAGATTTTATTGGTAAAAATTTTATTATTGAAACTAAAGGTAGACCCAATGAATCATTTCCAATGAGATGGAAATTATTTAAGAAACTTGTTATGCAACAGTTTCCTAATTATACTTTATTTAAACCGCAAAATCAAAAAGAATGCGACAAGGTAATAGAAATACTAAAGAGTCAGCAAAACATTTAGCTAGACGAAAATATAAAGAACGTAAAATCGATTCTTTTATAAAATGGTCGCTATCAAAACGTGGTTATTTAAAGTGGAAAGACTTAGAATTTATACATAACGAATACGGAATAAAATGCTATGGCTAAAAGAATAAATATATTTCAATATAGAAAAAAAACAAAAAAGAGAAGGCCGGGCGTTCACGCTAAGTCAAAATCAAGTAATCTAAAATCAAGTAAAAATTATGTCAAAAAATACAAAGGGCAGGGAAGATAATTGGACAATGGCTCTAGGGCTATATCCTGGATTATTGTTCGGTGTAAGAACTTATGAAGGGCCAGTATGGTCACAAGTAGTTTTTTATATACCATTTATTGACCTGGCTATAGAATGGAAAAATTAATATGAAAGCACCTATATTTACAGAAAGAATACCTTATAAACCTTTTGAATACCCAGAATATTATACAGAAGGCTGGTTAAAACAAGCTCAAGCATTTTGGTTACATACTGAAATACCAATGAGCGGTGATGTAAAAGACTGGAACGAAAAATTAACACCAGAAGAAAAAAACTTAGTAGGTAATATATTATTAGGTTTTGCACAAACAGAATGTGCAGTGTCTGATTATTGGACACAAAAAGTCGTATCATGGTTTCCTAAACACGAGATACAGCAAATGGCTATGATGTTCGGCTCACAAGAAACAATACATGCTGTAGCTTATAGCTATTTAAATGAAACACTTGGACTTGAAAACTACGAAGCTTTTTTACATGAGCCAGCTACGGCTGCTCGTTTTGACAATCTCGTTGCATATGATGGCAACGATCCCGTCGGTATCGGAAAGTCATTGGCTGTTTTTTCTGCTTTCGCAGAAGGAGTATCTTTATATAGTGCTTTTGCAGTTCTTTATTCTTTTCAGCTTCGCAATTTACTTAAGGGTATTGGCCAACAAATGAAATGGTCTGTAAGAGATGAATCATTACATAGTAAAATGGGTTGTCAATTATTTAGACAAATGTGTTCACAAATACCGGGATTAAAACAAGAATGTGAACCACATATATTTAAAGCTGCATTAGAAATGCACAATGCTGAAATGACTTACATTAGTAAAATATTTGAAGCAGGCGATATAGAAAATTTAACAAAATATGACCTTACACACTTCATTAAGAAAAGACTTGGTGATAAACTTGCAGAACTGGGTTACACAAGTAAAAAGTATAAACAATGGGACTTCACGTTTTATGACCCCAAATGTATTGAAAATATGTCTTGGTTTGATCATCTTACCGGTGGTCATACCCATACTGATTTCTTTGCTATTAGGCCGACTGATTATTCAAAAGCTAACGAAGGAGAAGATTTTGAAGACATATGGGAATAAAAAGAAGAATACTAGAGTTACTAGTAAGAACTAGAAAGTTAACGCCAGGCGAAAAGCTAGCTAGTAGAATAGGTTATTTTGGTGCAGGATGTCTATTATCGGCTCACTGGACATTAGAACCTAAACTATATATAGCAGGTTTTATTTGTATATTAGTACAGGTAGCATCAAGAAAACAATGGAATTTAGTTGTTTTAAATATTAACGGGCTGGTTGCGTGGACAAGACATTTAATAAATAGTTTATAATGTGGAATAAAAATTGGAAAAAAGGAATTGATTACCCTGAATGGGGAGATACAGATGTTTATAAAAAAACAATATCTGGTGGCTATTTATTTAACGGTGAATCACCTAGAGATGCTTATATGCGTGTTGCAACTAAAGTCGCTAAAAGATTGTATAAGCCAGAAATGACTGAAACGTTTTTTGAATATATCTGGAACGGTTGGTTATGTTTAGCTTCACCTGTGTTATCTAATACTGGTTTAGATAGAGGCTTGCCTATTAGTTGTTTTGGTATTGACGTTGCTGATAGCATACAAGATATTGGACAAAAAAATTTAGAAATGATGCTACTCGCAAAACACGGCGGCGGAGTTGGCATTGGTATAAATATGATTAGACCCGCCGGAGCAAATATTACAGGAAATGGAACATCAGACGGAGTTGTACCCTTCTGCAAGATTTATGATTCAACAATTCTTGCAACAAACCAAGGATCAGTTAGAAGAGGAGCTGCAAGTGTCAATATCAACATTGAACACGACGATTTTGAAGAGTGGCTTGAAATACGAGAACCTAAAGGAGACGTTAACAGACAATCGCTTAACTTACATCAGTGCGCAGTTGTTGGTGACAAGTTTATGCGAAAACTTGAACAAGGAGATGAAGAAGCAAGGCGTAAATGGAGTAAACTGCTTAGAAAAAGAAAAGCAACTGGAGAGCCGTATATCTTGTTTAAAGGAAATACTAACAAAGCAAATCCAAAAGCATACAAAGACAACGCACTAAAAGTGCATATGACTAATATATGTAGCGAGATAGTATTGCACACAGATGAATCTCATAGTTTTGTTTGCTGCTTATCAAGTTTAAATATAGCTAAATATGATGAATGGAAAAATACGAACATTATACATGACAGTATATGGTTTCTTGATGGCGTTTTGGAAGAGTTTATACAACGCGCTAAATATAGAAAAGGTTTCGAAAATGCAGTTAGATCTGCAGAAAAAGGTCGTGCCTTGGGCTTGGGTGTTCTTGGCTGGCACACTTATCTACAGGAAAAAAATATACCATTTGAAGGTTTACTTGCTCAATTTGAAACAAGAAAAATATTTTCACAAATTAAAATCGAAAGTGAAAGGGCTAGTAGAGCATTGGCAGAAATATACGGAGAACCTCTTTGGTGTCGTGGAACTGGTCTTCGTAATACTCACTTACGCGCTGTTGCTCCTACTGTTAGCAATAGCAAGCTTAGCGGGAATGTGTCGCCGGGTATTGAGCCGTGGGCGGCAAATGTTTTCACGGAACAGTCTGCTAAAGGTACTTTCATACGTAAAAATCCGACACTAGTTAAAGTATTAAGAAAACATAAACTCAACAACAAAGACACATGGGATCAAATATTAAAAGACGGAGGTTCCGTACAAAATTTAGAAGGATTAGACGAAAATACAAAAGAAGTATTCAAAACTTTTAAAGAAATAAATCAGCTAGAATTAGTTAAACAAGCAGGATTAAGACAACAATATGTTGACCAATCTGTTAGTTTAAATCTAGCGTTTCCAAATACAGCATCTCCTAAATGGCTAAATAAGGTACATATAGAAGCCTGGAAAAATGGTATTAAAACTTTGTATTATATGCGTACGGAATCTGTACTAAGGGGAGATATTGCTGATAAAGCAATGAGTGAAGATTGTATTGCCTGTGATGGTTAAATAACTTTATATTTAGTTTTATTATTAGAATCTCTATACGCTTTTAAGCATCTATTACGATTGTCATCTTCATTTACATAAGACACGTGAACCCAGTCAGGATTTTCATCCGTACCAAATTCCCATATCATTTGATCATAATCCAAATTATTTCTAATAAAGTTAAACATTTCAGCATTAGTAGCGTATGCGTAAGTGTCATCAATATCAATTGCCTGCCCTTTACAATGCTGTGATTTTGTTGACCCGCCAATTGCTTTATTAAGTTCAGGCGAACGATAGAATGAATTAATCTTTATAGGGCCATTTACGTGCTTTCTAAGAGGCTCAAATATTTTTTCAGCAATCAACTCCATATTAGATAATTCGTCGCCTGTGGGCGTGTTATCTATTCCTAATCTTTTTGCTGTAATGCTATACACTCCTTCTTTATAGCTTACGTTTTCACTTATTTTTTTCATTTACAAATACAAATTGGACAATACGGACACATAATTTTAAAATTTACTTGCTGTGTTAACTTCATTTATTGCTTCTTGAATTTCTTCTATTGTTACGGGTAATTCTAAATCTAATCCCGCTTTCCATGAATTTTCTTTAAATCCATCTTTAAATAATATTATTGTTGGCGCCATACGAACTTTATATTTTTTTTTAGCACTTGGTGCTTTTGCTAAATCAACTCTATAATATAAAGCGTTTTCTATTTTATTCCAGTCATTTAAACAATTCGCTTCATTAAATTTAGCCCAAAATTCTATAACTACGGGTAAATTATTATCATCACCAAAAGCTTTTTTTTCATTTATTTTATCTTCAAAATTATTATCGTCAATCCAATATTCATTTGGCACATCAGATTGAGTAAAAGATAAAAAAGGTATTAAAATTAAAATTAAATATTTCATTATTAATCTTTTTGTAATTCGTATAGTCTTTCGTCTATTTTTTCTAAACTTTCTTTAATTTCTTCAACATCTTCTTGAGTGTCCATAATAGTTTGACGTATTAATTCATCTTTTAAATCATACTCTATTCTATCAATCACAGGGGCAGGTAATTCTTTTGCTTCAGCTATATCAGCTTGTAAAGCAAACCACATACCAACTAAGGCGGCTATACCAGCACCTATTGTACCTAATGTTTTTAAATCGAGTGTTACTTTAGTTTCTTCTGATAGTTCTTTTGCCATGATTATCTAAATGTAAAATTTATTCCAAGGTTTGAGTTAAACATTTCTGAATCCCAAAATTTAGTATATTCACCTTCAACAAATAAACCAATTGCTTTACTTATTTTAACACCAAATACCAAACCAGCTTGGTAATCAGACCATTGTTCACCTTCTAGTAAATCGTTATGTCCACCTTTACCCCAACTATTTCTATGTAGATAACTAAAATCTTCGTTACCTTGTACGTATTTATGATAAGGTAATATCCAGCTGCCGTATGTGTGAAGCCAGAAATTATTTTTATAATGATAAAAATCAAATCCAACAATAGGTGCAACTTCAGCAAAAGCATCCAGCTCAGCCCAAGCTTCTTTATTATATCTATTTAATAATCCAGGCATTATAAGGTCTCTGAACTGTCTATCAGTCCAAGCTACTATATTACCCTCTGGATCAGTCCAATACCAATCAAAAATACTACCGCCATTTTCATCTGAACCTTGATACCACCAATCGTCATAACCGTATTCAAACCCTAATGTGTACCACGGATTTAACGCATCGCCATTTTCATCTTCCATGTTTAGCCATATTTCTACAGGATTATAACCGTAAGGGCGTTGATGTGTTCTATATATTGCGCCAGCAGATATACTAAACTTTTTTCCGATAGGTAATCTAGCTCTTATTTCACCAGACATATATTCAAAATCTATTTTGCCGGTTTCTCTAGCTTCAAATTTAGCTATATGATAATTACCAGTATGTCTAACAAATAATCTTTTATTATCAAATTCATTACCATTATGTCTTTCCTTTTCCCAGTGTAACAAATATTCTAAACCTTTTACAGCTGATGTAGGTGCTGATAAACCAACTTGTTTTTCTACTTTATTATCTCCTGTCCAAAAATTACCAGGTTTTACCTCATAATCAAAACGAGCTAATTTACGAATACCAAATCCATATCTATAATTAAATGGATGATATTGAGCTCTATCCTCAACTTGAGGTATACCGTAAAAATCTTCGGGATCTGTACGTATAAAATAATTTGGCTGCACAGCTTGTGCATTTTCTATATTACCAGCAGCATAAAATGTACCGTACTTTAAGAAATCGTTATATACTTCTTTAAAAAATTGACCGTTAATATTAAAGGATATTAATAGTATTAATATGGTTAAAATATTTTTCATGTGTGACTTTAGTTTATTATTTATTATTACTTATTTTCTTCTTCTTTTAACGTTTTTTACTCTTCTTGGTTTACCAGCTGGTTGCCCTAATCTTTTTTTCTCAGCTATTTTAGCTCTTTTTTCAGATGATGACATTTCAGATGCTGTTTTTGGTGTTTTACTTGATACTCGTTTACTTGGTCTACAATACGGTGTACCTCTTTTTTCGCCTTTACGTCTACCACAAGGTTTACCGGTTCTTACGTCAACCCATTTTTCTTTAAACCAACGTTTAAGCGCTAATCCTTTTTTAGTTTTTCTTACCGCCATGTTTTCTTTTTAATGCAGCTTTACATCTTTTAGCAATAGCTGCTTGTTTAGGTTTTTTACCAAATCTTGATCTTTGTTCCATTACAGTTAATATCTGTATTTTACGCGCATAAGGTTTACTTATACCCTTAACTTTAGCACAAGTAGCTCTAGCATCTGCTACAGTCGCATATTTTATGCTAACTGTGTCTTTTGGATTTTCATCCGTGTATAAACGCCTGCCAGAGCCTTTTGGTTTTTTGCCTGTGCCTTTTATTGGATCAGCCATTATTTATTTTTTCATTGGACTATGACCACATCCCATTTTTTTAAACATTAAATGTTGTTCATATGTTTTTGCCATATTAGTTTCTTTTGCCTTTCCAGTTTTAACAACTTTTTTTGGACAATACATTTTATGTGGTTTAAAATTTGCTTTATCTTTTTTCATTTTTTTGATTTTTTAGATGATTTACCATAATTTGCGGCACCCACTTTTCTACATTTTGCGATAGCACCGCTAGCGTATGCAGAAGGAAATACTTTATACCTTGCCTTTACTTTGTAATAACATGCGTCTTTTGCCATAATTTACCAACTTTTTTTACCCCAGGTATTTTTACCCCATGGATTTTTTCTTTTTTCTTTTTTATTTAAATCTACGTCAAGCTGCCATGCCGGCCAGCCTAACGCAATCATAATTTTTTTCCAAAACTCAACATCTGCTCTTGACATATACATAACATCGTCCATAGTTTGTACCGCTCTATCAAAAGGTATATTTGTTCCAGCAGCGGCTAATTTTGCAATAGCCATATTAGCGGGATTTTCAAATGATAATCCTTCGCTTTTAATTTTTTTCATTTCATAACTAAATGTATATCCCGCTTCTCTTAGCTTTTTGTATTTTGAACTAACAGGCGGAGATACATCAAATATATTATCCGCAACTTCAAAATATTTAGGATTAGATAATTCACTTTTTCTTATTACATCTCTAATCATATTTTTACCTACCGCGGCAAAATTACCCATAAACCCAGATCCTCTTAATATAGAATCCGCCATTTGATTTGCTATATCTGCATATTTTTGTCTTTCTCTTTCAGTATCTACATCATCATCAAATCCCATAGCGATTAGAGCTTGCTGCATTGCATTAAAGAAAAAGTTTTGTACAAATCCATAATAAGCTATTTTAGACATATTGGTTTTCCAATCCCCTCTGCCATTTGCTAAATCTTGTATAGCTCTTTTCATTAATCTATTGTATTGCATAGGCGTATTAGCAAATGCTAAAAGTATTCTTCCCCCTATGCTTGCTTGTTGTGCAGATATTCTATCAGGTCTACTAGACTGTTGAGCTTCTTCAGTTAGTTCTCTAAAATCAGTAAAAGCTTTTTCTTGAGCTTCTTGTTCAGATAAACCTTGTTTTTCATAAGTTTTTATTCTATTTCTATACATTGTTGCACCACCTGAAGCAATAGCAAAACTATCCGCAATTCTTGTTAATATAAACCCTTTGTCTAATAAATAAGATATAGCACCTTGTACACCACCTTTATTAGCCATCTCCGCTATTTCATTTTCATTAATATTAATTCTATTACCTCCTCTTCTATTTTGAAGATAACTAGAATTAAATATTGTTACGAAATCTTTCCAATATTGTGGCTGATTTGCAAATGCAGCACCTGCTCTTAATATATTATTATCACTCCAATTTATATAGTTTACATTAGATATTAATTGTAATACCGACGAGCGTCTATTAAGGAACATTATATTACCAACTGCAGAATTCAACCATATTAAATAATTATCAATACTTTTATTTCCTGTTGTTAATCTATTGTTGCCAGTTTTCATTCTTTTTAAAATATTTTGCAAAGCATCAACATAATTAGCTCCAAAAGCAGCCTCTAATTTATTATAATTTTCTTGAGTAAATATAGCGTTTATATTTTCTTGCCATTTTTTTAAATGATATTCTCTTACGTTAGTCTGTATATTTGTTTGTAAATCTAAAGTTATATTACCAACATCCCATGCTGCAGAAGGTTTTACATAACCTGCAGGACCATTTATTACTAATAATTGTCTTGCAAAGTCTCGTAATTCTTTGTTATCAAAAACATATTTGTTAAGCATTTTATTGTCAGATTTAGTAAGGCCGGGTATGTCCATTCCTTGTTTATTCCAAATATAAACTCTTATTGCATCTTCAAAAGTAAAAACTCCATCAGGTGTTTTATTACGTAATTGTTTAGGAACGTTACTAATTTTTTTCTTAAGCTCTTTCCATCTACTCATTAACGCAGCTCTTTCGTTATCTATATTTTCATTAGCTATGCCAAACGGCCTAAATAGATTATTTTTCATCCAAGCAAAAGCTTTATTTCCTTGCTCACCTTTGGGCAGTACTTGATACATTAAACCTTGAAAATCTTCTGCGCCGTAAGGTATAAACATATTCATTATACCTGTTTTAGCTCTTTTTCCTCTTTTTCTACCTATAACTGGACTTATAACGGCGGCCGCATCAATACCTGTTGATTGTTCTATAATATTATTAAATTCAATGTCTAATTTTTGTGATTCTTTACTAAAATCAAGCATTCCTGTAGCTTTTTCAAAATCCGGTCTTGAAAATAATATAGAGGCATCTAAATCTTTTCCTTTATTAACTAAAAAGTTACTTCCTCTTAATACTAAAGTTACTTTGCCATCGGCTCTTGTTCCGCTTGATCTTAAAGATATATATACGCCGGCTTTAGCATTAAATACAGGGACATTTAATTTTGATTGACCTTGGCCCATATAATATAAACCTTTATTACCTATATATATATATTCTATACCTTTATCGCGATAAAATTTAGTTATTTTGCTAGCGTCCTCAAATACTATTCTTTGATTTCTTTTTCTACCGCTAAATTCTTTTTTAAGTATATTCCAGGTATCTAAATCATATTCAGTTTGAGGAAATTTAAAAGGTATTTCTTCACCTTGTATTTCTTCAGCTCTTTCATGCATTTTAATATATATATCTAAATTTGCTGCAACATCTGGCAACATACTAAACAACTGCTTGTTTGTTACCGTAAAATTTCCAAGCTCATCTACTTTTATACTTCCACTTCCAGCTTGATCTGATCCGTTTAATTTAACTTCTACTGGAATACTAATTTTACCTTGATTTTTAGTTTCAATTATTAATCTAATATCTGTTCCTGTTGGTCCCATTTTACCGTCGCCTCTAGCTGTTAAAATATCAGATGCTTTATCGTTTATTACTTTTACTTGAAAAGCTTCAAAAGTTACTCCTTTAAATGCTTTTGGTACATTTAAACCTAATCTTTTAGCTTCATTAACTATTTGTTTATATACATTAGGAAATTTTTCTTGAATAGTATTATCTAATATAGCTCTTCTAATTTCATATAATAGCTGCGCGTTATTAGCTTCTTTACTAAATTGAAAATCTACACCTCTATCAATTTTTGATGCTACCTGAGATAAATAATTGTCAGCTATATCTATTTCTTGCATACTAGCAACTACTTTAACTTTTTCAAGTATTGCAGGATTTCTTAATACATCTAATGTAGCATCAAATGCTATTTCTTGCGCTAAACTTTCTGATAAAGCTGTTTTTCTAGCTCCTCTTGTAGAAGCTTTAACTTCAGGCCCAATAAAATAATCAATAAATTCTTGTTTAGTTATTTTCTTTTTCTTAAATATTTTATTTCCTTGCTGAGTTCTTTCTCTTAACTGTTTACCATTTTCATCAACAACTGGCTCTGCAAACGGAGCAAATCTTCTATTTATAGTTGATTGAGGTAAAATATCATATATTAATTTAAAATTATTATCAAGAAAATTTCTATAACTTTGATCTGTTCCTAAAACACTATTAATAGTTGGTTTTAAAAATGTTTTATAGTTACTAATTAATTTTTTCTTAAACTGATTTGAAGCAATATCCGGTAGTCTTGTCCCAAAAGTTTTTATTACGGCATCTCTAACCTTATCAATAACATCTTGTGTTAAATTTAAAGATAATCTTAAGCTTGGTCTTTGTTCTTGCTCTTGTACTTCACTTGTTGTTATTGCTCCTGATATATTTTTTTGTTCAGTAATGTCTACTGCAAAATTCGTATCTAAATTTCTATTAGCTATTTCAATTACCCTAGAAGGTAAAAACTTATTTATATAAGCGGCTAATGGCACGCCGGAACCGGGGTTATAAGATCGTATTAAATCGATAACACCTCTTCTACCTGTTAATATATCATCAACAAGTATATCTTTCATAGTAGCAAAACCAGGAACGTCTCTGAAGCGTTGAGCATGTTTATTAGCCATGCCCTCATATTCATTTATTATATCTAAAGCTCCATCAAACCCTTTAGTTTCATATATATTTTGTATTTTATTAGATATTTCGGATTTTTGTATATTATCACCAATTGCTTTAGCTTCTTTTACCGCTTTTAAATCTAAAGCCCCTAATACATCTTTATTTAGTTTACCGTCTTTAATGCTTTTATCATATGCTTTTAAAAAATTATAAACACCCCTACCGCTTCTAAAATCAATATTTTTAAATCCTTTACCTTTATATAAACTAGTTAAAAATTCTTTTATTGATTCTCCAAAATTTAAATCAAAAGTAAGCCCGCTCCCGGGTTTTGCAAGACCTTCTGAAAACACAGTTATATATTCTTGATAATATTCTGAAGTACCTTTAACTTTGTTTTGTCTTTCCATTTCATTATCAGTCCATCTTCTTTGCCTGCGCGTTAATGTATTTCTAAAATCTTCAACAATTGTTTGTTGAGCCTGTGTATTACCTATCATTGCATTTAATATTGGATGCAATATTTCGTGAGAACCTACACCAACAGCGCCTAATTTTAAAGCAACATCTTCATTAATAACTATTTGGCCTTTTCCAATAAATACACCATTAACACCGCTAGAATCTTTTATTGTTTGACCGCTTAAATCTTTTACTATTTTATTAAATTCATTAGTATTTTTTGCTCTTTTAATTTTTTTAAAACCTAATTGTTTAGCGGCAACTTCAGCAAATGTTATATTTTCACCATAATTTTTTGTAAGAGCTGTATTAAATATATTATTATTTTCCTCAACTAATTCGTTAATTTCTTTTTGAATAACCTTATCTAAACCAGCTATAGTTGTAATATCTTTTGTTTTATTTTCTTTTATAAGTGCATTTATAGCATCAACATTTTGTGAATATTTTTGTAAATCAACTCCAGTAATATTTTCTAATATTAACCTATTTGCTATTTGTATTTCATTTAGTTTTTTAAGAACAATTGTATTTCTTCCTTTTAATGCACTAATTACATTCGGATTTCCAGCTGGGCCAATTTGTTTTCCATCTTTATCTTTACCCTTAAGTTGTTTAATTTTTTCTAATCTATCATTGTATTCTTTAAGTAAAGCATTTCTTTTTTCTCTAACAGTTGCTGGCATCATTAATTCTTGAGCCCTTGTATACAAAGTTTGATTAGATTGTAAAGTTTTACCAACTGTTGTTACACCCCCACCCGTAAATGTTCCTATAATACCTTCATCAATAATACTATAAATATCTTTTAATATAGAGCCTTTAACTATATTTCCATTTTCATCTATTTCACCAAATATACTTCCTTTATTAAACGTTAGCTTGCCATTTTCAAATTTACTATCAAATGTCATTCTATCATTTATTCTTGTTAAAATAGCTTGTCCTATTTCAGTAGCGCCTTCTTTTAATCCAACACCTATAACATCAATTACTTTATCACGAAGTCCTTTTTGCATTTCATTAACAGCTTTTTCTGCTGCTTTTTTTCCGCTGCCACCTAAAACATTTGCGCTTCTTAAAAATCTTCTTGTAAGATAAGCATCTGCAACTTCAATTGCGCCCGTACCAGCAGCATTAATGCCTAATCTAAATAAACTTTTATCAGGATCTTTTTCAAATTCTTGTATAAATTTGTCAGCACCTAACCCTATACCCATTGCTGCAGCAGTATATGGGTTCATTGAAGCTAAAGTATAAGGTAAACTACCTATTCCATCTGCAAATATTCTTCCACCAATCGTTGCCCAATCAGCATCCATTCCTTTAGCTATTTCTTCAGTAATTGTAGTGTTATGTTGTTTAATATGCCCTTTTAAATATTCTTGAGCTTTATCAATATTTTCTCTGCTTGTTAATCCTGAAAAAGCACCTAAAGGACCTAAACCAGTTGACTCATAAAGTTTGTCTTGAGCTTTTATTGCTTGTTTTGCAATAATTCCAATCATTCTTTTTTCATTTGCAGATAACTTAGATTTACCCGCTTTATACTGTGTATACCATGAAAGACCATATATAGCGCCCATTTCTTTTAAATCGTTCATGTTATCAAAAACCATTTCAAGAGATGTATCTGCAAATTTAGGTAAAGCTTCAACTGCATTATTAAAAAATCCTCTTGGATCTTCTATTAGTCCTCTAGTAGCAGCATACCCTATACCAATATTTTCTTCAGATAAAGTTGGTTCATCAGGTTGCGTAATTGCATCAAAAGCCCCTACAAAACCTCGACCTACTTCTTTTGCTGCTGGTTTACCTACATTTTCAAAAGCTATATTTGTAATAGCCTGCACTGGGCCACCAACAGGGTTACCTATTCCTCTTAATCCAGGTATAATATAATTCTGTCCTACAGGAGAGTTAATTATTTCTTTTAATACACCCGAAAAACCACCGTCCGATTGTGATTCCGTATTTTCTTTCGTCGGCCCACTCTCTAGGCCTTGCTGAAAAAAATTAGCAGTATATTCGTCATTATATTCTATTTCTTTAAGTCCCTTAGACTGCATTTGTGCTAGATAAGCATCAAACTCCATCTCATATGCTTGTGCCGCTTGCTGTAACTCAGCTAGCGAATATAATTTTCCATTGTATTCGTACATAGTTTAATTTTTTCAATTAACATTTATTTTTATCTATTTGGATTTAAATCCGGATCTACCGCTATTATAGGCTGCCTTCCCGCCTTCATACCACTTACGTTTCTTAATGTTGCTAAACCAAAATTAACATCATATCCAGCAAGTATTAACGGCATACTTTCAGTAAGCGACGCAACTGTTTTGTCATCTGAATTAACTTTAAATCCAGTTGCATTAATTCCATCAGGTATAACAGGTGTTAAAATTATTCCAGCTCCAGAAGCCGCATTTATTGCTTTTTGATATTGTGCTGGAGTCATATAAACTTGCTCCTTTTTCTTTGTTATATTATTAGGATTATTAAAAAATTTAGCAAGCTCAGTAATTTTAGCTTTATATTTTTCAGCATTTAAAAGAGCATATTTTCTATTTTCTTCACTAACTAATGTTCTTTCTTCAGTAGAGGTTTTTCTTTTATTTATTTTACTACCTATAGCTATACCAGCAAACTCATCTGTTATTTCATTAACTAACGTAGATTTTAATTCTTGTATTTGTTCTTCGCTACCTGTCCAACTGCCAAGTTCTTTTTTGATATTATCTTCGTAATATATTCTTTTTTGTTTTGCATCTAAAGTTGATAAAATAGCATCGCCTTTTGTATTTAAAAGAAACTGATTGATTTCATTTTTTTTGTTTATATCAATAAACTCTTGTTCTTTGTTGTCTTCAACATCGTTAAAAACAGTAAAACCTTGAGTTACAATATCTTTTTTTAAATCATTTTTTAATTTATTTAAATTAGGATTAGCCGCATTAATATAAGCTAATTCTGGCGTATATAATTTAGTATTTTGTAATAACTGCGTTAAGGGGGTATCTACAACTGCATATTCTTTTATTTCTTCACCAGTACCCATAGCGGATTGATACATGGGTAACTCAACATCAAACCCGTCTTCATAGTTTCCTTTTATTTTAAATTTACCATCTACTAAAGCTTGTAACTTAATATTAGCATCAAAAGCATCTGGATTATTCCTTAATTGTAAATCATCAATATCTTGACCATTATTTACTTTACTTAAATCAGTAACTAAACCGCTTAATTGTTTTAATTGAGATAATAATCCTTGAGAAGCGCTTACTCTTTTTGTATAATCATCTAAACTTATTTGTTTTAACGCAAATAATCTTTCTGTTTCTCCTCTAAATTGTTTTTGTTGAATTAAAAATGCTTTATTTTCTTCAGTAGCTGATTTTAAATAAGCATCAGTTGCAGCTTGAAATTGAATTTGAGCTTTTGCAGAAGCTAAGTTAGCTGCATCTTCTTTTTTTCGTTTTTCCTGTGTTTGCCTAACAATTTCTTTTACACCCGTTGTTATTCCTTGAGCTATACCTGCTCCAAATCCACCTGTAAATCTTATAGGTGTTGGGTTAGAATATTGTCCGTAATTATATTTTCCGTATGATACTACTGGTAAACTCATAATTTTATTTGTTTAAATTCAACATCCAATTTTGAATAATCTACTCTATCAAAACCATCAACATGTTTTATTACAGCGTACTGTGGTATTTCATCCGACATAACACCTTGATAAACACCTTTACCAAATATTTTATTAATATATTCAAAGCTATATATTTTTAATCCGCTAGGAGATAATTTTAAAAATTTAATATTTTGTTTTAATCTTCTGTCTGAACCGGCACCACCGCCTCCACCAGCACCACCAAATGTTACAGCGCTTGCTAATCCACCTAATACAGCGCCTGTACTCGCACCCATTTGTGTTAATGCATTCATTCTTTGTTGACCATATTGTTGGACCATTCCAGCTTGTCTTGAAATATCTGCAATATCTCTGCTTTCCTGTGCTTGAAATTGAAATGTTCTACCTAATATGTCTGCTTGTTGCATTCTTTGAGCTTCAGCCATTCTTCTTTGTTGAGCTGTTTGTTCGCCTTGTGCCCTTAATCTTGCGTTTTGAGCTTCTTGTTGTTCAATTGTTGCTGCAATGCCTTGCTGACTTCTTAATGCTGCTTGAGCTAATGCTGTTGCGCCTGCTGAGCCTGCACCCGTAGCCCTTAAAGTATCTAATGTACTGGCTAAAGCTATATCAGCTTCTTCTGCCTGCATTTCAGCAGCACCTGTAGCAACTTGTAAATTAGCAAAAGGATTGCTAATCATATTGCTTAAATCCGTTACATTTGAATAAGGATTTATTATTTCTTGCCTATTAGCAATAGATCTATTTAAATCTTGCTGGGCACTTTTCTGAGCTTTTCTTGCTTTACCCGCAGCTATTGCACTAAATACTGCCATATTATAAATTTTTAATTATTTCGTGTGAAGGAATTTTATCTATTTCCCATTCTAATTCTTTATGTACATTTAATAAATTTTTATGACGTACAAAAGAAAACACATGTTTTATTCCTTGTCCTTTTAAAACGTTCTCTGTGGCTTGAATTAACAGCGTTATCGCGTCTTTTCTGTCACTTTCTCTGTATTCTGGGTTAGATATAACCCAATCAAATAAAGCGGCCTTAGAATTGGTCATATAAATATAACCTGCAACTATACCAATACCATTTTTTTCTACTATAAGGCCTGTATCTGGTAATAGTGTTAAAGGCGGAGCTTGCCAACCCGGCCACCAATCCCACCATTTAACTAATGTTTTGTAATCTGACTTATTAAGTCTGCGTATATTTAATTCCATTTAACTTGATTGTACTATATTATGTGAAACCACAAATAATTCAACTTCATTTTCTGTTGTTGAGTTTTGCATTTTTACAGTTGTAAAAAATCCTTTTATACCTGAAGGATTTAATGATAAACCAGCATCACCTGTTATTTGTCCTTTTACGGCTGTTATTGTGCCATTATTCATTAAATGAGCATAATATTTATTTTCTTTTTTAACAAATCTAGGCAATATATCACCAGATAATGCAGTTGATGAGCCATCTTGTGACGTTTCATTATTACCATAAATTTTAAAAGCTTTCATGCCTAAGTCTGTTTCAGATGATTGCATTCTCCAATTGGCGTCACCTTCATAGTTTATTGTATTAAAGTTTTTAACCATCGATGGATCTGTATTAGAAACAAATGTTATAGTTGATGGAAAATTAAATCCATAAAAGCTATTATAAGCATTACTTCCTTCGTTTGAATAATGCTTCCATATATTATCGCTATTAATTGTAAAGAAATCTTTATTTAAACTAAAACCAAAGTCAGGTCTATAGTTATAAAAACTTGTCCAACCTTTAGTTGATTCATCATATGCTAATGTATCAAATCCAGATTTTGATGAACTATTTGTAACATCAATTTCGGTTCCTTGTAAAGATATAACATATGTATCAGAAGCATCATCATATGCGCCAACAATTTTATCCGCTAATTTTAAAGTATCTTTAAAATAATCTCGCATACCCGCGTTTGATATTTCAGTTAAGCCATCTCTTGATAATCTTAATACAGCGCCTCTATTTTTATCTGCGAAGTATTTTCTATTGCCTTTAAATGAAAAACTTTCAGCATTTTGTGTTCCGTATTTACCTAAATAAGGCACTATCTGCCCTATAACCTCCGCCCCCGACGCTGTTAATCTACCGCCTTCAGCCGTAAATAAAGCATCTTTATCTATTAAAGCATAACTAACTTTATCTTGTTGTAATATATTTAAATTAGTATCTTCAGCAAAAAGTTTTTCTATAGCTCCATCAGCTGGATTTACAGCTCTTGTTATTTTTTCACCTGCACTAAAAACATTAGTTCTATTTATTTCTGTTCTTGAATTATATATACCAGAATATATTAAAGCATTTGATCTTCTATTTTCTGCATAGTTTTCATTTACTAAATGTGCTTTAGGCCCAATACTAACAAAATCTTCATTAAACCCTCCTTTAATTCTAGACTCTTCTATATGTATATTATTAACAGATTCTGAGCGTAAAATAAAGGTGTTAAAAAATTGAACTTCAACTGTATGTGGCATACTATTATTATTACATAAATTATTAATTTTTTACTCTGGACATAATTGGCCAACTACTGATACAACACCTGAACTATTTATAGTGACTATATAACCACCAGTTCCAACAGAAGGGCCAACTCTATAATGAGCTCCTTGCCCGTTAAATGGACTATTTAAAAATATAGTTGTATGAACAACATCCCCATCGTCAGGTGTGCTAGTTCCGTTTGTATCATTAAAAAATACAGTTTGATTTGCGCTATCATTACAAGCGTCGGCAAACGAAGTACTTCCTGGTGATCTAAAAAACGCAGTAGATACAGCTGAGCTAACATTAATAGTTAAAGCCGCGTCATTTGTTAATCCGCCAACATCTGTTGCTCTTAATGTTAAAACATATGCACCAGTTGGTAATGTGCTAGGAATTGTTGTTATTACTCCCGTTGTAGAATTTATAGAAAAATTATTTGATGCGCTTCCGCTTAAAGTTTCACTTACTTTTGAAAAAGTTAAATTGTTAGTTTGAGCACTTGTTTTAGCTGTACCATTTACGGCAGTCACTGTTCTTACTTGAGTATTAGCAGGGACTCTATTTAAACTCATCGGCGTGGAACCAATTGATATGGCAGGCGCTACGTTAGCAACAGACATAGAAATATTTTTTTCTGTAAATTTAGTAGCGTCGCTATTATCTACAACTTTTATTCTAATTGTATAATTATCAGTATTAGAATTAGTAAATTCGAATAACTCATTAGTCTTTAAGCTTGTTCCTGTAATTGTAAAAGCACCGGATCTATCTGTATTGTTTGCGTCAACAATAGATATTATAGAAAATGTACCAGTTACATTTTGACCTTGAGTATCTGTTGCGGATAATGTAGCTATTGTTGTACCTGAGGTAACTGATTCATTAAAAGAATTACTAGTAACAGCTATACTCTGAGGAACAGCTTCTAGTGATAATGATACTGCCTCTGCTAAATAATCTAATCGACCTGCTGTTGATGTTTCAAAATAAATATCTAAAACAGATATAAAAGGATTAGTTTCAAATACAACTAAGTTATCTCTTACGGTTCCTACACCAGCATAATTAACGCCTAGCCCATCTTCAAGCTCACCTAATAAAGGATTCTTTTTAGCTAAATAAAATTCATTATTTATTGTGCTATTAGTATTTTGTTCAAACCCTTGATCACTCAAAGTACCTATAGAAATAACGTCTTTAAATTCAGTTCCGCTTTGTTGCGTTTGTGTTCCGGCTGTATCGATTATTTTAGGCAATAATTTTGCTTGAGAGCCCTGTGTTCCGTCTTCTTCATTTAAATCTGTAACATCTCTAGGAACTTTATTAACATTGTCCCCATGTAACACTATCCAAGACCTTGTTTCATTCGAAGGCGTGCCGTCAACAATTGTTGGTGCATATACATTATAATATTGTAATTGTGTTTGTTTAACAACAAACTTATAAGAATACCAACCTAACGGATTAGTATTTTCATTATAAAAATCTTCATCGTCTAATAATTGATTAAAATCAACTTTTATAACGCTGTGTTTCCAAGAATCTTGTCCATTAGTAACAGTTCCTGTTTTAGGCTCTACAAACGTTGTTGATTTATCTGGTAAAAATACACTTGATTGTCTTCCATATCTATCAGAAAAAACAATACCTAAAGAATATTCTCTATTAGATTTTACAGAAGATAATAAATATTGATCATTATAACTACGATGCTGAGGTTGAAAATGAGAACTTTGATCTCCACTTTTAACTTCAAAAGCGCTAGATTTTAATACGTTATTTAATCCTCTATTTTGTAAAAAATTACCATATATAATTCTATTTCCTGAAACTTCTTGAGTTTTTGCTTTTATAGGTATAATATCTGAAACTCTTATTAGTTCAGATTCAGGTAATGTTTGTACAGGTTTTGTTGATTCATAAATAAACTCATAAACATAAGATAACTTAGCTGAATTAGTTGTTAGTTTTTCAGCTCTATATGTTATTTCACTATCTTGAGGGAAATCAATAGTATCTACAACTTTTATAGCAGGGCTATTTGATTCAGAATATAATATTTGTATTTTTTTAATTTTTAATGGATTACCATATGATGCTATATTATTAAAAAAGTATAATCTAGTATTGTTAACTATAGATGGACTTATAGCTGTTGTTGTTGTTAATGTTGTGCTTTTATTTCCGCCATTAACTACATAAGTATCACCTCTTTCTGTAACTAGTGTATCTGTATCTGCTATAGTGCCATTAACTTCATCTATAGTTTGACTGGTTCCAGATAGTATGCCATTGGCGTTACAAGAAGCGTGATTTGATTTTTCAACATTACAAGGTAAAGTTATTTTTAAATGTACTTTGTTCGCAAGATTTTGCATAACATTTACAGTTGTTTGCTTTACAATATTATCTTCATCTGCAGAAGTTAATAAACCAGCTTCATCATTGCCAATACCAAAAGCACCTAATTGCATGCTTTTGCCAAAACCCGGATGAAAACACGTTTGAGTAAATGGAGATATTAATGAATATTCATTATTTTCATATTGAAACCTATATGCAAATTTTACAAATTTATCTTCTATATGTTCGCTTTTTATATTTGTATCAACAGCTAAAGCAACTGTTGGTGCGTCGTATGGTGCAAATTGAGCAACGCTAATTTTATCTTCTAAATATTTATCATTATCATAATATTCATTTCCTGTACTATCTGGTTTTAAATTAGCTAAAGCTGTTTTTATATTTATTCTTCTTGGTTGATTATAATTGTCTGTCCAAAATAATAAATCATCAATTATATTAACATGTAATATCGGATGAATTTTTGAAAAGTTTAATCTAAAACTATTGACTAACAACACTGGTTGATTGCTGCTGCCAACTTTATAATAATATATTCTACACAACTTATTACTAGCCGCTACTGTAAAGTTTTTTGTTTCATCTGAGGTAGTTCCAGTAAAATTAGTTACAAACCAAAATATCTCACCAGTAATACTATGAGCATAGTACCCTATAGTATCAACATCTGCGCCTAAGCTTAAAACACCGCTTGAGTATAAATAATCGTTTCCTTTTATACTTTGAACGGTGCCTACATTAGAACTATCAGATTTTGCTACAGTAATATTAAATGCTTCTCTATATTGTCCATTAGGTAATATTCTATCATCAAGGTCTCTATTCATTTTACCTTGAAGAAAATTATTCTTTATTTCTGGCATATTAATATTATATATATGTTTTATTTTTTAAAAGTAAAATATCCTGAAGAAGATTTTTTAAGATTAGGATTATTCCTCATTTGTTTTTCTACATTTTTAAAAAACGATTCTGGCATTTTAGTTACTTTTTCTCTAGTAGTTTTTCTGCTAGATTTAACTTGTTGAGTAAAACTTTTTGGATTTTGCATTAATTTTTTTACTTGTTGACTAATCCCGCTAAATATATTTCTACCCACAAAACCTGATCTTGATAAATATTGTCCCGGAGTTCTAGAAAAAGCTTTTACTATATTAGATACTCTACCGAAACCAGGAGCAGTACCTCCTTTAAATTTAGGCATATTAGAAGTATTGATTCTAGCATAACCTTCTTGTACAGTTTTTCTATTACCAGATTGTCCGCTGTAATTTAAGGGCTTTTTTGTATTGTACATTTTTTCTGCACTTGTTTTTTTAGGAAATATTGGCATAACTTTATTTTTTATGGTTATTTAATTATTTTAGATTTACCTCTCATAACTTGAGTAAGTTCACCTATTTTTAAACTAGATAATCTTATTTTAGCATTTCTAGTTGCTGCTCTTCTTTCCTTTCTAAATCTGTTTATAATATATTCGGGGAAAGCTTGCATTGTGCTTGCTATAGCATATGTTATATATTTATACATAGCGTCTTCAGCAAACTTATGTATTTTCATTTCGTCATCGGTACCTAAACCGTCAGATACATATTTTAATGTAATATTTTTATTTACTAATTCACTACTAAAACCTATTTTTCCGTTTGCTTCGTCAATTATAAAAACACCATTTTGTTGTGATAGCTCAGGTTCTAATCCGTATCTTTTTCCAAACTCTGTAATTCTTTCAGCTAAATAAGACCCACTAAAATTAACTTGTTCGTCATTATATGTTCCTGTTATATTACCGTGCTCAAAGTTTTTAAAATTTGTATCTGTTACAGGAGTACCTGTTAATAAACTACCGTCATTATCAAAAAGATAGTTATAATCATCGTCTTGTAATATAGATTGAGATGGCTTAGATGTATATCTTGCTGGATAAATAATATGTTCAACACCGGCTTCATCTATAAATGATATTCTAACATAATGAACATAATCATGGGGCATAGGTACTGATAAACTAGTTCCAACTTGCAGCTCTTGTATTTTTTCAACTCTAGATATATCATAAGCAAATTCTTGTATACCTCTTTTTGCATGAAATAAAACATCTGTTCTTTTGCATGTAGGTATTAATTTACCATCTCCAACAAATGCGAACATATAATTATTAATAATATCCTGCAAAGATACATATCTATAATCACCGTGCTTTTGTTTTAATAATATAACTAAAACTATATCACCAGCCGTTCTTCCTGAACCAAATGTTATTTGACCATTACCGGAGTTATATGTATATAGATCGTCATCAACTTCAGAGCCGTTTATACGAATAAGAAATTCTGATTCTGCTGTTGGTAAACTAGCAAACGTTAATGTAAAAACCGTTTGGTTAGATGTAGCGGTAAACTGTTGACTATTATTATAGTACTGACGATTTGTTTGTGTTATTAACCCCATTTATTTTAACTTTGTAATTGTATTTGTTTATTTTCTTCAGCTGAAGCCGCTTGTATGACAGCGGTGTCTTCAATTACTAATCCAGCATATTTTAGTATTCCTATAACAAGTTGCACTCTATCTGATTCATGCAAAGTAAAAGGAACATCAGCACTATCATTAAATGTTAATGCGCCGGTTACATTATTTACAGTATGAGCCCAAACTGGATCATCAGGTACTTTTATATATTCAATAGATATACTTCCTGTTAAAGAAGGATTAGTTATAATCTCTGTGTCTGTTTGATAATATATAGGAAATGATGTTGTTGGTTTTGCTAAAGGTGAAGATAATAAGTATGATAAACTTTTTTTATCAACTTTTTCTAATTGAATAGTTTTATTAGTTATACTAATATTTATTGTTTTGTATAAATCAGTGGGTACGGCAACTTTACCATTAGATAAAGTTAAATCATTAGCTTTATAAAATGGATCAATTTTTTGTTCAATTTTTTCAGGTATATCACCATAATCGTTTACAGCAAACCCTCTTATATGTTTTACAACAGCTTTGTTATAATCATGAAAATTTTGATCTAGTATATCAAGCTGCACTTGTGCACCTATTTTATTAAATTCATCTGGCGTAATAAAACCCCTAGATTCTTTATTTAATATTGATAATACTGTTTTATATACTTTATCAACTGATATTGCCATAATGTTTTTTTATATAATGATTAAGCCGCATATAGCGGCCTAACCACTATAATAGACTATTTAAGTTTTTTTTCTATTGTTTGATAAACTTCAACACCCTCATCTGTTTTAAACCATGCAGCCAATGCTGAATATGGATTTTCATCAAACGGAACTGTTATAAGTTTTCTGCCAGTAGATGCCCACTCAAATGTTCTTTGGTCGCTTGAAAGAGTAATTATATTATTTTCTACAGCTTTTATACCCATATTTCTAATATTGATATTTTCATCATTAGCTAATTCTAAGAATAGTTTTGGGTTGTTTCTAGCAAATATTAATAAATCTCTTTTAAGTTCCTTAGAAGTCATTTTAGATACCTCATTTCCAATTTCTGACCTTAATATAGCTTCAGCTTGGCCAATTTCAATTGTTTGAGCAGTATTCATTGCTTTTAATTCCATTTGAAGTACATCTAAATCATCTTCAGCAATTTGAACAGCATTATATTCTGCAAATTTGCTTCCGTTTAAAGGATGTAAATCTAAAAACTTTTGTAATGTTTGTTTTTCTTTTGGTACGAATAATTTTCCATCTCTAAACGATACATGCTCCAATCTTTCAACGCCTTTCATTTCATCTGCAAATATTGTTTTTTGGTTTGAGCAATATTTTATTTCTCTTTCGTAACCTTTTTCTTCGTCAAACCATAATATACCTTTGCTTTTTAATATATAAACAATAGGTGTTTCATTTATGGTTAATTCATATAACTTGTCTTTATAAACAGGCTTTACGACTGTTTGTTTTTTTTGTTTTGTTTTTTCCATGATATAATATAATAAAAGTTAAAAATAAAAGGCTGGGTGCCGGAGCACCCGTCCCTTTATATAAAATAAGTATTAAGAATCAAATCTGATAAAGTTGTTAGCAGCTTGAACTACTAAACATCTTTCTGATAGATAATGTACTTCCATCTTGTCAACACTGTTGCTAGTTGGTCCACCAACTGATCCAGTAATCCAAGTTTTTAGTTTTCTATCATCAGCTTCTGATGCTCTATATCTTACGTGCAAGAATGGTCTCTTGATGTTTTGACCAAGATTTTGATCATATACAGAAGACGTACCAGCTGGAACTAGTACTCCTTCTAAACCACCAGTTAAACCTCTTGTTGACTTATCGTTTAGGTATTTCCAGTCAGTTTTATAGAAGTCATAAGAACCTCTTCTAAATCCTGTAAATCCTAAATTTAATGCCATGTCTTGAGAGTTATTAAATACGCCAAAAGATGTACCACCATCAAAGTTAGCGTTGATAGCTCCTAACATATCATCAATTCCTAAATTAGCACCTCTATCTAAGAATAACATGTTTTCTTCAATAGATCCTTGCTTATCTAGTTCTTGTAATAATGTATCAAAACTTGCTAATACTGGGTCTGAAGCATCGTCAAAAATTCCAGTACCAACTATACCTCTAGAGCCAATTGCTGAAAGTAAACCTTCTGATCCAGCAGGAATATCAGCGTCGGCATTAGCGTGTGACTTTTCAGCCTCAACCATTACCATTTCTAAATAGTCTTCAAATCTTTTAGATGTATCTCCTTGAGATTTTAAATACCATAAGAATCCGCCTTGTCCGCTTTCACCAGAAACTTCAATCCAACCAATTTGCCCAGCATCTGATCCATTGATTTGAAAGTGATCTTTAATAATCAAAGGCTGATTACTTAAAGACAAAAACTTCGGTTCAATAGATTCCTGCATTGTGTCAGTTCCTTTTCCAAATTCAGAACCATAAACAAAGAATTTAATTGTTGCGTTACCAGCTGAAATACCAGCAAGGTCATCCATATTCTCAGCCCCGTAAGGTTTAAGAACAGGATTAGCACCTACTGATTTAACAAAAGCCTTAAATACTACACCACTAACTTCAGCGACTACAGTATTACCAATTCTTAATGAATGAGCAACATCTGATCCGCTAACATCATCAATATTTTTAATTGCTGATAATGAACCAGTAGCTGTAGCAACTGTAGCTTGATATGCAATGTGCAATCTACCTTGCTCAGACCAAATAACTTGATCAGAAGCCATAGGCATTTCCGCACCTAACATTTGAATGAATCCAGAAATTGATCTGTCTCCATATTTTTCTATCTCTTCAGAATATAATTCTGGTAGATATTGTTGAGCCCAGCCATTATTTCTTATATCTAAATAAGAACTAGCTAGAGTCATTTTTTGAGTGCTGGGAGTGACTAAACCGCCTGTCCCAACTGCAAAACTTGTACTTGCCATTTTTTAATTAATTTTTTAGGTTTTAATAATTTTTAAGTTTGAATTTTAGCTTTGAATTATTATCACCTGATATAGCTCTTACTTTTATTCCTCCGGTTTCAACATAACCATCTGCAGTTTTTCTAGGTTCCATATTAATGTTCTTAGCTTCTGCAGACATTTGCTTAATAGCATCTGCCTTACCTTGCTCATAAAAATGATTAGCTATAGCATCAGGATTTGAAGCAGCAAATAAAGATTTATGAAATTCACTAGCGTTGGTAAGAAGATTATTCTTATCAACAAATTTATCGAAAACATTTCCTAAATTTTGTGATTCAACTTTTTTAGTATCATTAACATTGAAACGGTATTTTTTCTTTCCAACTTTGAAGTTAAAACCTTTAAATTCTTCGTTAAAAATTTTACTCGATTCTTGTTTAAAATGATCTTGTTGCCTCGCTAATAAATCATTAGCTGATTTTTGCTCTTTATTATATCGGTTAAAAAATTCTATTGCTTTTTGTTGCTCAGGAGCTAACTTAGAACCCAACTTGACTTCCTTGTAATATTGATCCTTAAGCCCATTTAAAAAGCCTTTAGCATTTGCAACCTCTTCTTTAAGAGCTAGTTTTTTTCTTCTCACATCTTTTTCATTATCTAATTCTTCATCTACTGAAAATTTATCTTCCATTAAAAATTGAATTTCATCATAACTAAGATGTGGTTTTGTTTGTTTATAATACTCTACTAATAAAGTATTATCTTCTACATTTGAATAATCCGCATTTAATCTAGCATAATCTTCTATACTTCCACCTGTTTCATTCATAAACTTTACTAAGTCTTGAATATTTTCAGGCAAATCTACTGAGGGCTCAGATTCTTGTGTTTCTTCTTCCTGTAATATTTTTTCTTGTTTCGGTGTGGGGTTGGGAGTCTCAAAGAAGTCATCCACTCTTCCCTCGTCAGTTGTATCTGTTTTAACTGTATCTGTTTCATCTTCTGCAACTTCTTCTACTATTGGTGTTTCTATTTTTTCTTCTTCGCGTACTCCTTGCAGTTCCACTTCGGCTTTTTCCCCAGTTTCTTCATTCTCGCTGCTTCCGCGTAGCACGCCATCCTCTGTTTTTTGTTCTTGAACGGCATCTTCTTTTGGTTTTTCTTCGTTAATTTTTGTTAAATCTAATTTATACATTCCAGACTCTTTATCAAAATTTGTTGATTTTTTCTGGACTTCTTGTTCTTTTTCTTGTATAGACTTTTCATCTGAGTCTAGTACTTTAGCTTTAATTTCTTCTGCCATAATAAAATATTATATAATTGTTAAAATGTTATCTTGGTTCAAATTGTTCTAAACCAAATCCGCCTAGATTATCAAAACCTGCAGATTCAAAATCTTTTGGCGGTTTACCAGTTTTTCTCTGGTCAATTAACTCGCTTTGTTGAGTTGCTTGTATTTTTGTTCTTTCGTCTTTTCGGTCTTCTTTATATTTGTCTTTATTTTTAATTACGTCTGCTTCGCGTTCTTTAAGCGACATGTTTAATTGAAATTCAAATTCCATTAATTCTTTTTTAATTGCTGCTTCTCTTTCAAGTTTTGCAATATCAAATTGGCTCTGTGCTTGAGCGATTCTAACTTTGCTTTCGGCTAAGCTTTGTTGTTTTTGCATATCCGCTGCTGCTGCTGCTTGAGCTGATTGCGCATTAGCTTGAGATTGCATTTGAATATTTTGTTGTGCTAAAGCTCTATCTGCTTCCTGTTTTTTCTTTCTTCTTAACTTTAACAACTGATTTGCTAATTTTAAATTTCTAATTTCTCTAACATCTATAGCATCTTCAAGTTCAATTTGTTTTTGAGCTAAAGCAACTTGTATATTATTTTCTAATAATTGTTTTTCTTCTGTATCAGGCGCTAACTCTAAAAATATTCCAAAGTCATGCAAGTGTAATTCTTTTATTTCTTCTAATGTTGCAACATCAAATTTACCTAATGATTGTATAAATGATTGATTAGTATTTCCATATTCTAATACATCAGAAATTCTTAAAGAAACCGATTCTGCTGTTTTTAATGTTACATATAATCCACCCTGTAGTATATGTCTTGTAGCTGTATTACTATTAGCCGCTGCTAATTTTTGTACACCAACCAAAGCATTTTTATCAGGTAGTGCCCCATCTCGTGCTTCATTCAATCCTGTAACATCTCTTAACATTTGCAAGTAATAATTATAGGATTGTATTAAACTTGCAATTTTAGTATTACCACCGCCTGCTCTTAATTCTTGAATAGGTACTCTTCCCTGATTAAATTCACCGTCTTGATTCATTGATCTACCAATAACGGAACCTGTTTGAAAATACATATTCAACGCTTCTTGTGGATTGTAATTTGTACCATTACCTAAATCCACTTCAGCAATGCCGTCCGCATCTAGGAACACGCCGTCTGGTACCATTCTTGAAAGAACCTGCTGTAATTTTAGATGCGTTATTTGAATCATATCTGCAAATGTGGTCATTCTGCCGACTAATGATTCAGGCTTACCTTTATATATTCTTGGTGCTACAATATTATAACTCATTTGTACCTTTGTAATATCGGACTTTGGTCTTGTCATGTTAGTTGCTTTATTCCATCTTAACATCATATCATGACCAACTATCTTAGCGCCTTCGTATAAACATTCAATTGAACGATTTACTTTTTCAAATCTTGCTCTTGCGTCTTTTGGTGGATCAAAGAAATCTGTTTTTTCTATTGCTTTATCAGCACCTGTTGCTGTTTGTTTAATTTTATAAACTTGATTTTCAAAAGTTTTATATTCAAAATATAATATTTGAACGTAATTTTTATCTTGATCTAAAGAATCACTGTATGCTTTTCTAGATATTCTATTACCACCTTTGTTTTGTATATCTTCAATATCTTGATTGCTTAATTGAGGAAATTGTTTTTTAAGCTCCATAATTGAAACTTTTCTTATTTCTCCTACATAATATATATCATCAAAATAAGGTGATTCTGTATATGAATATACTAAATCAGCCGGGTCTACGTATTCTAATTTTATTCCCTCCGCTGTGTTAAAGCTATTTTTAATACAACCAATACCTAAAACACATATATCGTAATCTAATCTTTTCTTTAATAAATTATATTTATTTGATAAAAACACATTATCAATAGCTTGTTCTTGTGCAATTTCTATAGATTGTTTATAGTTTAATTGCATATGAAGATTTAATTCTTCAGGATTTTCAGGTATAGATGCAGGATCATTTGATAATGTTCTCACTCCTAAAGCTTCCTCCATTTCCATTGCAAATTGTTTTGCATACATATCATTTAGCATATCTTGAACAAACTGCGTTCTTTGTTTAGAAGCGGATTCATCAACTGAAAATGCTTTTAAATTATATGTTCTTTCTTGTATTCCATTTACAACTATATCTACAAACTTAGGTATAATAGGAACTGGTTTCCAATCTAAATTTAAATATGACAAATCGCCATTAATAGATAATTCGTCTTTATATTTTTGTATACTCTGTTCTCCTCTTGCATATAACCTTAGTCTATGAAACTGGTCTCTATTTGCAAAATAACGTGTACTACCTGAATCTTTTTTAAACCATTCTGATTCTATAGCTTTTGCAACTTGCAAACCATATTTTAAATCAGCTTTCTCAGCGCTAGGAACTGCCTGGCTTGGAAAAGAACCTTTTGTTACTACTTTTGACATCTATTGTATTATTTTTGAAATATTTCCTTTGTTATTGTATTTAGCAAAACTAAAGTTAACTTTACTATTTAATTGTTTTATTTGTTTAGGTACGTATAAATTTTTATTACAAGCCATGATTGCTAACCCAGAGCTTATAGCCGCATCAAATTTTGTTCTTTTATTTATATCAAATTTTGACCAATCATTTAATGTCTCATTAAAATACATATTTCCGTGAGAGCCGTCTATTTTAATTCCAACATGCTCGTTTATATAGCTTTCGATCGCTGAGGCATGAGCCTGCCTTATATCTTCACTTGAGTTTGGTATACCACCTATTTCTTTTTCAGCAACAGATAATTTATTCCAAACTTTATCAGGTCTATTCATTGAATAACCTCTATAGCCTCTTCTTTTTAAATAATATAATAATCTTGGTTTATTATTTTCTGCTAATATCGGCATGCCATAAAACACTAAAGCCATTAAAACATCTTCAAAAAACATTTCAGCTGTTTGTGGTCTAGCTATATATTCAAGAAAAAATTGATTAGCAGGAATATTTTCCATACTAAATTTAGTTAAACCGTGTAAAGAGCCTTTAGAGCCTTTGCCGTCTGTTGTTCCTGATATATCATAGCTATCACAACCAAACGCGCCCATATGTTCATTACCAGGATATTTTATATTATTCTTTAATAATATATTGTTTTGATATTTTAAATCTGGTACCCAACTAACTTTAAATCTCCCATTTGGATTTGGTGTAAATTGTACTTTAGAATCTTTAATACCGTTTTTCCAAGAAAAAGTACCTTGCGTTAATAGCGCATTATATTTAGCTTCTTCATTAAAATCTATTTGCTCATAAATTTTTGCTAAATTAAAAATACTATTTTTTGTTTCATCCCTAAAGGCATGCTCTTCTGTTCTAGGGAATTGTCTATAAAATTCATTTAAAGCGTCTTGATCTCCTTTTAAGCCTTCAACTTCGTTTTCCCAATGTTCAATAACCCCGATGCCAATATATTGCCCGTAATTATCTTGAACTTCTTTTTCTGGTGTATTGAATACAGGTAATCCAAAAGAATCAATGAATCCCTCGAAGTTCCACTCCATAGGTATGAACAAACTATATAGTCCCGAGCGAGTCTGTCCATTGCGGTTTCTTTTTGTAACATCTGAGTCATTATATAATTTTTTAAAGTTCCCACCGCCTTTATCTAATGAGTTGCTTGTTGAACCCATCATACACTTTCCTATAACTCGACTACCTAATCTAAGCGTTGTCTTAGTGACCCTCCAGTTGTTGAGGATGTTCTCGGGCCTCTCCCATTTGCCTGCTTCGTCGTGGACAAGGAGTGCAAGTTTTTCACCGTCATAGGAGTTGTCACCGGTGTTTTTCCAATCGATGGTGGTGTCCAATCCCTCGAGCTCCTCGGCCCTTTGCTTCGAGAGTAATTTCTTACGTGTAAATTTACTTGCGGGTACACGATATGCCAATTCGGTTTTGGGTCTATCCATACCGTCTTGTATTGGTTTAAAAAAGAATGGGTAGTTAACTGATATGGGTACCACCTTATCAGTGAACATTTTTTTTGCGTCAGCTCCAGACTTGGATAAAATCCCGTACCTAGCATCACTTGATATGGTTGCCAAATTAACAACTTCTCCTGATGCCATAAATGAAAACCCAGATCTTCTGTTTTTAAGATAGCACATTCCATAAGATCGCTCGTCCGCTTTACAGGCTTCCCAGAATAAAAAGAATAATCTGTTTGCTTCTCGAAACTCTGGCCTGCCAACATCAATCTTGGTCCACTGCAAGTACATGTAATGAGTACCAGTAATATAAGTATTAACCCCTTTATTACTGAACCAATACCCTTGTTCCCTTTTAGTAAACTCTTCATCTATATAATTATGCCACTTATTTTGAAATTCAACCGGTAAATCTTTCCAGTCAAATATTGTTTTAATCGCCTTTAATTCTTTAGGCAAAGGAAATACTTCCCATTTGTTATTACCTTTAAAAACATTTTTAGGTTTTGGTAATGCTATCCGCAGATTTTGGATTTCATATATTTCACCAATTTCACCAGTTTTTGATATAACGATAATATCGTGCTCTTTATTATATCCATATTTCCACTTTTTAGACTTGTTTAATCTTTTTATTGTGTTTATTTTAACAGGCTCTATAACCTTATATAAACTTTGTTGATACATTATTTTGATCTTTTTTCTGCAAAACCTTTAAATGTATCTTGCTTTTGTTCAATTGTTTTACCTTCTAATAATGCTTTTTCTTCTTCAATTCTGTTTAATATTTCAAATGCATCAAATATTGCAAGCTTTTTTGTTGCCGCCGCATTTTTTAATCTATCTGCAGAAATATCGTCTTCAGTTTCTACTATAGGTTCTTTAGCAACTTTAATAAGTTCTTTTACAGCTTTATGTCCAGCTTGGATTATATTCTGTTTCGTTTCCTTTACGTTCATATTTAATAGTTATAAATTTAGTTAATACTCTATATAATCTTTCGCCATCAATAATGAATTCGTATTCACCACTGGGCATAAATCCAACCAAATCATTAACTTTAATTTTGTTAAAATTTTTATTTAAATATTTAACTATACCTCGTAAAGGTATTTCTTTTTCTATAATATTATTTGATTTAATTGGTTTTATAAAACAATAATCTTTTGGTGCATACCATATATTATTTCTTTTATATAAAAATATTTGATCTGCTGTTACAAAATATTTATTTTCTTTCCAGTAGCTTCGACTATTTTTTTCTATACCCTTAGCATCATGAAATCTTCTAAAAACATTATGGTGTACAATTACTTCATCGCCAACTTTTATTTCAGTTTTTTCTGATTTAGGCAATGCTGTCACTATACCGACACGACTAACATATCGATGATCAGCTAATTCTGAATTAAGAATTAACTCTGTACCATCGATATATTTTTTATTGTCGTATCTTTCTTGTTTTGGTTTGATTATAAAATTAAATATACTCTGCATTAATATTCTAAATTATACTCAACTGCAATAGCCATATTTTTATTAAAATCTTTCCAAGGTAAAACTTCTTTACCTTTTTTTATAAAAATTGAAAATTTATCAGATTGTTCAACTATTTCAGAAATAGTATGGCCGCCATAAACTTCTTGGCCAACAGAATAATGCATTGCATCATTTTTATAATCTTTACCTATGCTGATTTTTCTTACCAGTGACATGATTGTTATTCTGTGGTTTTAGCAACTTCCTCTACGTCCTTAAAAGTACCGTCTTGTAAATTAACAGTAACTTTACCATATTGCTTTTCTAAATTATTTTGTAATTTATTAAGATCGCTTTGAAAATTGTTAGAGGCATGCAGTAGTTGGTGTTTTTGCATTTCAATATTACCTAGCTGAGCAGCTGCATTATTTATTTTAGCTACTAATTCTTGTAATTCTTTTAATTGTTCTTTGGTTATTTTATTTTCACTCATTGGTTTTAATTTTTAAATATTTAATTATACTATATTTTATTAATTACTTGTTTTACAGGTTTTCTAAATTAATTATTCACCCGCAAAAGGACTATGGTATGTTTTAGAAACAGGATTCTTTTTTAAATCTATATTTTTTTTAATAGTTGCTTTTAAAGCATCTACTTCTAAACCAGCTTCTAACCATCCAATTATATCTGATTCTTTTAAATCAGCATATTCTGTAAAATTATCTTTATCAAAATCTACAGAATGAGTTCCAATCATATTATCAGTATAATCACCTTCTGACCCATTTAAACCGTAATGAACAGTATAAATAACATCAGATTTACCTTCGTGAGATATATGCGCATCTAATGCATATATATTCCATTTATAAGTTATTGCCATTTTTTATTTGTTTTTTAAGTTGTTCTATTTCTGTTTTTAATTCTTTAACTGCTTCAATTAAATATCCAGTAAGGTTACCGTAGGCAACACTTAATGTACCGTCATTATCAGTTACTAATTCTGGTGCTATTTTTTGTATTTCTTGCGCTATAACACCACTACTATCTTTACCGGTATCTTTTCTAGTAAAGCTAACACCACGCATATTGTATACTTTAGAGCCGTCTAAAGTTTTGATATTTTCTTTTAATTTTATATCTGAAAAAGCTACAACATCACTTGACGCTAATACAGACCCTGTAACGTGAAGTTTTTGAGATGGCGATGTATTTCCAATACCTATATTTCCAGTGTTTGCAATAACTAAATTATTACTAACATTATTTGATCCAAAAGACATCTGACCGCTATCTCTATTATATATAAAAGCATTTGTTCCTGATTTATTAATTAATAAAGCATCACCAGTTCCTGTACCGTTATCAGCATCTGAAAGATATATTTGTCCTGAGCTGCCGGCTTGACCTACAACATGAAGATTACCGCCTGGCGAAGTTGTTCCAATGCCTACTCGACCTGAACTATCAATAGTAAATCTATCATTTGTGCCTAATTGACTGTTATCTGATATTTTAAATTTATCGCTATCAGAAGCATCTATACCCATACAAAAAGTGTTACCACCATTCGTAACAAAACTCATACTTGCATCTCTTGTTGTTGAGCCTGTTTCTATTTTAAAAGTCGGAAAATCAGTATCTGCTGAACTTTTAATATGTAAAATATTTGTATCTACTAAACTTGTTCTACCAATAGCTACTCCGCCGCCAGATGTTATACGCATTCTTTCTGTATCTTCAGTAAATAATTGTATAGTTTTACCTGAATCTTCAGCGTTAAATTTTAAATCACCATCAGTTTTTATTTCAGCAGTTCCACTGCCAACATTTCTAAGTAATATTGTTTTTGATTGGTTTGCTGCACTATCTAATCTTAATGTATTTCCTGTTCCAAAAATTTCTAATTTAGCACCAGGCGAGGTAGTTCCGATTCCTACGTTTCCTGACGAATCCAGTCGCATTCTTTCTGTACCACTTGTATAACTTCTTATTTGGCTAATACTTCCACTTCCCGCCCTAAGTTGTAATAAACCACCATTACCTGATTCATTG